TAATGGGGGTGGAGCTGCTGTAGCATTTAGCCGAGACAATGCTTTTGGGACATTTATTGGATTTTGGACCAATTCAGCCGCTAGCGCCAACGCTGCCACCGAACGCCTTCGCATCGACAACTCCGGCAACGTGGGGATTGGGACTAGTAGTCCTGGAGAGCTTTTACACTTAAGCGCCAATACGGACCCCAAGATTCAATTTACCGATGTAGGTAATGTTATTAGCAAAATTGGAATCAGCGCCAGTACAGCTTTAACGTTTGAGCACAACGGTTCTGAACGCCTCCGCATCGACAGCTCCGGCCGCGTAGGGATTGGGACTAGCTCGCCTGCAAGCCTGTTCCATTTGAATGCTTCTGCTTCCGGTGGTGGAGCAATCTTTGCGAACCAAGGATATAACTGCGCTACCGTCTCTCAGGTAATTTCAAGCGCAGATGCCATATTTGGGGGTGGCGTTATTGCTAGTGATGTTGGCCAAGAAGTTAAAAAGATCAATGCTGATGCGGCGCATTACATAAAAATCCAAACTGGCGAAGGTATTTCCTTCCACACCAACATTACAGGTGCGTCAGGTACTTCAGTAAATCGCGGGACCAACGAACGCCTCCGCATCGACAGCTCCGGCCGGCTGCTGGTGGGGACGAGTACGGCGCGAGCAAACTTCTACAACACAACAGCAACTGCCCAAATTCAAGTTGAAGGTGTGGGCGCAGAAAGTGCGTCATTTGCTGCCATCAATGTCGCCGGTAATGCTGGTGGCGCTCGTCTTTATATGGCCAAAGGCCGGGGTGGGGCCATTGGATCAAACACCATTGTCTCAAGTGGTGATGTTCTTGGGCAAATTACTTTCCAAGGCAATGATGGGTCTGAATTTGTAGAAGGGGCGACTATTGAAGCTCAGGTAGACGGCACCCCCGGCGTTAACGACATGCCGGGCCGCCTGGTCTTCTCCACCACCGCCGATGGGTCGAGCAGCCCGACGGAGCAACTGCGTATCTCTAACGGCGGCACCGTTCTTTACAATCAGCCCGCACCGGCAGCCGTAGACGTTACCGCCACACTTACCGTCGCCAACCTCACCGCCAAAATCATCACTTCCTCCACTGCCGCAGCCGTCACGATGACTCTGCCCACCGGCACCCTCATGGATGGCGGCTTCAGCGGCCTCTACAACAACATGGCCTTTAAGTGGAGTGTCATCAACACGGGCGCTACAAACGCTGTCACCGTCCAAGGTGGCGCAAGCCACACCCTCGTCGGCTCCGGTACCGTCGCCACCAACAACAGCGTACGCTTCTCCTCACGCCGCACAGGGACCACCACCTGGGTCACTTACCGCGTCGGCTGATGAATAACACCGTCATCGAACTCGGCGGCAACATCAGCCGCCTGCCCCATGCCTGCCGCGTAGCTCTGGCCCTCCCCGATGCCCACCTGATCATCTCCAGCGAGGGCGGCGCCCAGCAGTGTCTCCAGATCGCGCTTGACGTTGGCCTGCCCCGAGAGCGCATCCACCTCGACTACCAAGCGTGGGACACGGTGACCAACTTCACCAAAACCGCTGTCCTGGTGAAGCACCTCGGCACCACTGATCTACACATAGTGACCGATGGCTTCCACATGCGCCGCTCACTCGGTATCGCCCTCATCGTCTACGCCTTCACCGGCATCCGCTACCACGCAAAACCGAGCAGCAGCGGCGCCCCCGAGCCCTGGCGCCTGACCTGCGAAGACTGGCTACGCGCCCTCGTGTGGCGCCTCACCGGCTACCAGCACATCTGGCGCGATGTGTATGAGCAGAGGATGCCGTACTTGCGGCAGCAAGCCGAGATCGCATCCCATCTGTAATTTGTCTAGGTCAGTACCCACACCATGAGCACCACCCACACCTGGCATATCGCCAACCTCGAGCGCGAGACCCGCGACGGTTACGTCTTCACCGCTCACTACACGGTCGACGCAGCCGACGGCACTTATCGCGCAGGCGCCTACGGCAGCCTCGGCCTCGAGCGCAGTGACGACATGGTGCCCTTCGCCGATCTCACCGAAGATCTGGTCATCGATTGGGTCAAAGAAAAACTCGGCGACGACAAAGTTGCAGAAATCGAATCCGCGCTCGCAGCGCAAATCGATGAGCAACATGCCCCTTCAAAAGCCTCTGGTCTTCCGTGGAGTAGCACCTGATCACTGCGTCGTTACTCTGACCAAGTACGCAACATCCCCGAGGCCGTGATTGAGGTGCTTGCCGCCGTCCTCGGGGCCGCTGTAACGGTCGGAGCCATGGGTATCGGCGCCATGGGCAACCGCAACCGCGAGGACCGCGACGCGGTCCTTCGCCTCACCCTCGCCGTCGAAAACGTCGCCACGCGCCTCGAGGAGCTCCACGTTGACATCAAGGCCGACCGCAAGGAGACCTACCACCGCATCAACGGCCTTGAACAGCGTGTCGCCAAGCTTGAAGCGGGCCACGGATGAACAACGCCACTGTCATCGCCCTCGTCCTGAAGCTGCTGATCGGCTGCTACTCGTACATGCTGCTGATGGCTAGCGCCAACGTCCTCAGCTGCGAGATTCGTCGCCCCGGTCAGTGCGGCAATCAGTGGACTCAGGCATTCACCGTCGCCGCCGGCGCCACCTCAACGCTGTGGGCCTACATCACGGACTCGCCCGGCCAACGCCCCGCCCCCCGAGGACGGCAACGCCCCACCTCCGAAGACTCATGAAATCCTTCCTCATCGCCCTGGCCAAAGCCCTGCTCAAGGCCGCCCTCGACGAGGGCCTGCGCCGCGGTCTGCCCGAGATCTACAAGCGGCTGGACGCCGAGGTGCCGCTGATGCTGTACAACAACGCCTCTCCGGCCAAGGTCGCCGGCACCGTTGCCAGCGCAATCGCTGATGTCTCAGGCAAACGGGCCACCGCCAATCAGGTGGCCGCGATTATCGGTCTGTACGACCCAATCCGCGCCGCAGCTCGAAGTCTGCGTTGACCCGAGCTCGGTAAACTGCCTCAGGAGGACACGCGCATGCTTCAACCTGGGGTCTACGACATCAAGCTTCAGCGTCGCGCTGACTTCAGTCTCCTACTGACAATTGAAGACAGTGCTGGTTTACCAATCAACTTGACAGGTTGGACCGCAGTTGCACAAGCGTGGGACAGTACGCGCACGACTCAATATGCAGACTTTACAATTGCTTACACTAATAGGGTCGCCGGACAAATAACAATAGGACTTACCTCGGCACAAACCACTACGTTTCCGCGCGAGTCACAGTACGACCTTCTTCTGATAAACCCTTCCGGCCTGAAAGAGTACTACCTTGAGGGTAGCGTTATCGCGTCTGAAGGCTTTAGCGCAACATGACATCAGTCTCAATCAACGAAACGCACACTAACGTCGTCGTTGAGAACGACACGCGCGTCATTGTCGCAGAGGTAGAAACAGGCGTTGTCATCAAATTAACCGGGGTAGGGCCTCAAGGACCGCCCGGTCCAGTTGGCACTGGCTTTGTATTCACGAATAGCACACCCTCCGACACATGGACGATTAACCACAACTTAGGGTTTCGACCAATCGTGGAAGCATTTGATAGCGGAAGCCAAGTAATTGACGCGGCTGTCTCACACCCAAGTGTCAATACCGCCGTTATACTATTCTCGATACCCGTTGCCGGCTTCGCGAGGCTGATCTGAGATGCCACGGAAGATTTTTACCGACTTCGATTTCCAGTCGGTCAGCAAGGTCACGAATCTGCCTACGCCCGGCAGTGCTGGCGACGCGGTTCCGAAGTCCTATGTGGACAGCCTCGTCGAGGGCCTGGCCTGGAAAGACAGCTGCCGGGTCGCCACGCAGGCCAACCTGAACCTGGCCAGCCCCGGCGCCACGATCGATGGCGTCACGATGGCGTCACAAGATCGCGTGCTGGTGCGCGCGCAGACTACCGCCTCTCAGAACGGCATCTATGTCTGGAATGGCGCTGCCACTCCCATGACGCGGGCGCTCGACGCCAGCACATTTGCGGAGCTGGAGCAGGCTGTGACGATGGTGGAGGAAGGCACCAGCGCCGCCACCAGCTACCGGCAGGATCAGATCAACGGCACGATCGACACCAGCTCTGTCAGCTGGGTCACCTTCGGTACGGCAGCCCCCGCCGCGTCTGAGACGACCCCCGGCATCGCCGAGATCGCCACGCAGGCCGAGGTCAACACCGGCACCGACGATCTGCGGTTCATCACCCCGCTGAAGCTGGCCAACTGGAGCGGCCGTTTCAGGAAATTCGCCGTGAGCATCGGTGACGGCACCAACACCAGCTACACGGTGACGCACAACCTCAACAGCTTGGATGTAGCTGTAACGGTCTTCCAAAACAGCAACGGCGAGGACGTAATTGCAGACGTCGCCCGTCCCACAGTAAACACAGCAACAATTGTCTTCGCGTCCGCTCCTGCTGCTAACGCGTACCGCGTCGTTGTGGTTGGCTGATGACTCGCGAACTGCTCACCGGCGCCAATCTCCGCGGCCCGCTGGAACTGAGCGGCAGCGCCGGAAGTGTCGGCCAAGTGCTGAAATCTGCCGGCCCCGGTGCGATTCCAACATGGGGTGCAGCATCCGGTGGTGGCGGGGTCGTTCTCAACAGCGCCACACTCGACTTCGGCGCCAACCCGCAGTGGTCAACCGAGTTCACCATCACTTCGATCACTGCATCAGTCGGACAAAACGTGATGATGGTGGCATCAGGCAATAACGGTGACGAACTCGAGTTTGACGGCTTCACCTGCGCGGCCCGCGTGACCGCAACCGACACAATTCAAGCCTGGGTCACCGCATGCCCAGGGCCTGTGGCGGGCACTCGATCCTTCCTGTTCCTTCTCTCCTGATTCAGACCAATGGCAGTCCTCCAAGACGGAACCTCGGGCGGAATCCTTGCCCGCATCTTCAACACCTCCAAGGGTCTGGCTTCGATGCTGGTGGCGGCGGACGGCACGACCGTTCCCAAGACCAGCGGCGAGGGGCGTGGCTCGTCTGACGGCCATCTGCCCGTTGGTGGCATCAACGACGACACCTACCGACCGTTGCGGGTAGACCGCCTGGGGAACATGGTCCCCGGCACGGTAAACCTACTGCTGCACGAACCTTTTGAAGGTGCAACTGTAAGTAGCCCCAACCGAGTCACAGTTGCAACTACTACATTCACGCAAGCGCAGACTGCTGCAGGCGGTCTGAACTTCAACAGCGCCAACAACGCCGCAGCTGCTTCAGCAGCCCTACTGACAAGCAACCGTCAATTCGCCAAGCTGCAGCGCGCACCCCTGCACTGCAAGTTCCGCGCCCGCGCCGGCCACGTCACCAACGCCGTCATCGAGCTCGGCTTCGGCAACCCCGCCAGCCAAACGGCATCCCCCACGATTGGTGCCTACTGGCAAATCACAACTGGCGGCGTCGTCCAGCCAGTCCTGACGTTCAACGGCGTAAACATCACTGGCGGTGCGGTCACAATGCCGTCCGGCTGGCAGAGCAACTACTACGTCTGGGACATCATTCTTGATGACGACGAAGCTTTCTACATTATTCAGGACACGACAACCGGCGCAAGTATTGCCGAGCGTCGGATCCAACTTGCTACGACCCAAGTCAGACTCTGGAACTCCTCACGTCTGCCTATATTCGCTCGTCTCCACAACGTCACGGCTCCCGCTTTCGCACCGACGCTGATCCTGGCCTCGATGGATGTGATGATGCTGGACACGGCCCAGAACAAGCCGTGGACTCACATCTCAGCGCTGAGCGGGTTCGGCGGAGAGATCAACCCGACGACGTTCGCGCAGACCGCAAACTACGCAAACAGCGCAGCCCCGGCCAACGCCACCCTCAGCAACACCGCCGCTGGTTACACCACTCTCGGTGGTCAGTTTCAGTTTGCAGCAGTAGCCGGCACGGAAAATGACTTCGCTCTGTTTGGCTTTACCGTGCCTGCGCCCTACAGCTTCGTCTGTACCGGCATCGAGATCGATACCTTCAACGCTGGCGCGGCCGTAGCGACCACAGCGCATGTGCTGCAGTGGTTCACCTCCCCCGATCAGACCGCAATCTCCCTGGCAACGGCCACCAACCGTCGCGTCACCCTCGGGGTGCAGAGCTTCGCTGTCGGTGCAGCAATCGGCGCCCTGGCAGCGCCCGTAGTCCGCGACCTGAGTAATGCACCCCTGGTGACCAATCCAGGCCGCATCCTGGTGGTCGGCCTCAAGATCCCCGTCGGCACCGCCACGGCATCGCAGATCATCCGCGGCACCGTGGCGATTCGGGGCTATTTCGAGTGAGCCCGAGCTAGTACACCCACTCCGCGGCGGGCCGCACTCCAGCACCTGGCACAAAGCCACCCCCACCTCTGGTGTCCAGGTGCACGAACCCCCGAGGGCGGCCATCTCCCAGCCCTCCGGTCCACCGCACCCGGATCCACTGGTAGAAGCTCTCGAGGCTGCGCCCCACGGGGTACACATCGAACGCCGCACCGGTGGTGTGCTTCGAGCCCGGCACCCCACCCACCTGGGCATTGATCGGCTCCGGCCTGTAGAAGCTCGTCACACCCAGCGGGCCACCCCAGGCAACCCGCACCTTCTCGAACTCCATCGCGGTCTGGACTAGCCACGTCCTCGGGGAAGTGCCAGCTGCCGGGATCCGCCGCCGATCCCACTGCAGCACCTCGCCCACCGTCAGGTGCGGCGTCACCAGGCAATCGAAGTCCTCCCAATCCACCGAGCTCGGCACTGCTTCTCCACCGCCCTGCACCTTCCGCCAGTGCGGCTCGAAGACAAACCACGTACCGGCGCCCGCGGCCAGCTCGACCCTGGCGTGTGCGTCTTGAACGCTTTCGTTATAGGCGCATACCCCGTAGGTCTTGCCCTTGACGACCGCCGCCTTCTCCTTATCCCCGAGCTCGGCGGCCGGCTTCGCTGTCTTCTTCAGCCACGTGTCCTGCGTCGCCTCGAGCTCGAAGAGCAGCGCCTTCGGCTTGGCCTTGACCACCTCCGGCGCCGCATCCACCGCCGCGGGGAGATGCTCGTTCATGAGCTTGATCAGCTTCTCGGCGTAGCGCGGGTCGGTGGCGTAGCCCTGCTTGACGAGCTCCTTAGCGCCCGCCTCCCGCGTCGCCGCCCGGTTGACGCCCTCGTACTGGTCCCAGTCCTTGTACCAGCGGGTCACGAGGTAGCGCACGCACTCCCCGAGGTCGGCGAAGTCCATGAACTCCGCCTCGGTGTGCACCCGCGCCCCGTTGATGTACTCGGTCGTCCGGCAGGTCGTGCCACTGCCCTTCAGGCCGAAGTAGTTGTACTGGCCGCTGGTGTGCTGGCCGAAGCCGCTCTCCAGTGCCCACTGAGCCGCCACGAGCTCGGGGAACTTCGCCCCGGCGTCCTTGGCCGCCCCCTGCACCCCGACCCAGTTGTTGGGGTAGGTCTTCGACTTGGCTCGGGCCATTTAGCAACCTGACCGGTATGAGTTAAGGTTAGATGCTGTTCATGTCGTGGGTCACGCGTGACTGTTGAACAGTGGCGACCCGTCGTGGGCTGGGAGCATCTGTATGAGGTCAGCGATCTCGGGCGCGTGCGCAGTCTTCCTCGTTACATCCCGGCGGTGAACCGAGACGGGACCGGTCGCCTTAATCGATGCCGAGGCCAATTGCTGAAAGGCACCCCCGACCGCGACGGATACCTCAAGGTGAACTTGCGCAACACCCTTGGTGGCGTGAGAACTCGGCTAGTCCACACCCTGGTAGCCGAAGCCTGGATCGGACCACGGCCGACAGGTCTCGATGTCTGCCACGGCCCCGCCGGGACTGCCGACAACAGTCGACGCAACCTGCGGTACGACAGTCGTTCCGCCAACGAAGCCGACAAGCGACGTTGGCCTAGCAGGCCGTCTGCTTAAATACCGCCATCGACGGGGGCCTCCTACTAGGCCATTTTTAGGCCAACCCCAGGAGACCACCCCCCGAGATCCCAGTCCGGGGCGTAGCGCAGCTTGGTAGCGCACCACTTTGGGGTAGTGCCTACTCCATCTACGCCACCAGAAGAAAGATTCCAGGCCAGCACTCGGATTCTTTGCAGCGCAACGCTTTTCGGCCCATGGTGGCTCGCTTAATTCAGCCCGGCTTGACCAAAACAGACCTAGGCTGACGCAGAAAGTAGTCCAGGTTTTAGTCCAGACCTTGGCCCTCGACGCTGCCCTACAAGAGCTGAACGCCCGCCTGAAGGCCGGGCATCAGAAGTGCGTTGTCGAGCTGCGCGGGGCCTCCCTGCACCTCAGGGCCACCCTGCCAACGCGTGACGATCCGTCGCAGCGACGCCAGCAGCGCATAGCCCTAGGACTGCCCGCCGAGTTCTCCGCCCTCCCCGCAGCCGAACGCAAAGCCATCGAGCTGGGTCATCAGTTGCGCACCGGCACCTTTACGTGGGCTGCATGGGAAGCTCCTGACGCATCCGTCATCACCGTGTCGGACTTTCACGCCGCCGCTCAGCGCCTGCACGCCAGCAAGTACCGCAAGTCCCCCGAGCGCGGTGCCGCCGCCTGGTCGAAGAAATGGGCCCCGGCGCTCCGCAAGCTGCCGCTCTCGGGGGCAATCACCGAAGCGGTGCTGCTGCGCTGCATCCGCAAGCTGCCCGAGGGCTCCGCCGCCCGCCGCGACCAGGGCAACCTGCTGGCCCAGGTGGCCAAGACACTGGGCCTGGAGACCGGCGCTCTGCTTGAAGCCTCCCGCGGCTACGGCGTCGACAAGCTCGCCGAGCGCGACATCCCCACCGACAAGGCCATCGAGGCTGCCATCGGCAAGATCCGCCTACCGCACTGGCGCTGGACCTTTGCCATGTGCGCGGCCTACGGCCTCCGCCCGCACGAATGCGCCGGGCTGATCTGGCTCGAGGACGACTGGATCGAGGTGGCCGACGCCACCAAGACCGGCAGTCGGCGCGTGACCGCATGCCCAAGCGCATGGGTGCGGCAGTTCGGCCTGCGCGGCCTTCGCCGCCCGACGCAATCAGCCCAGGGCCTCAGCAAGGCATTCTCCGACGCCCTCGCCCGAGATCAGGTCACGATCAAGCCGTACAACCTGCGGCATGCCTACGCGTTGCGCCTGATGAGCAAGGGCGTAGCCGCGGACCTGGCCGCCCGGCTGATGGGCCACAGCCTGGTCGTGCACCAGTCCACCTATCAGCGGTGGATCGAGGCCGACCGGATCCAGAAAGCCATGCACGGCCTAACCCTCTGAGGTTGCGCTAGGGTCTGTTCAGATCTGGTTAGACCTAGATGGAGGAGATCCTCAATCGCCTGGACGACATCGAGCGCGCGCTGGACAAGCTGATCCGCGCCACAGTCGCCACCCCCGAGAACGACTGGGTGGACTCCAAGGAGTTCTGCCGCCTTGTTGGACTGCGCGACACGAAGGCCCTGACGTACCAAATGTCGAAAGGCGTGATCCGCAGCGACGCCCTGCGCAACATCGGCACCGCACAGCGCCCTCGGTATCGCTTCCACCGCGTGAAAGCGGTTGACCAGTTCCTGAACAGGTGGGGCAAGTGAAGAACAACGAGCAAGCGTTGGCGGACTGGGTCTACAGGCTCCACACCGAGTGGCTGCCGAACTGGCAAGACATGCCGGACAACACCTTCGTCTGGTGGAACTTGCTGCTCACTGTCCTCGACGAGGCCAGCACTGACGAGTTCGGAGAGGTCGTCGTTCGCATGACAGCACCCGCGCTCACCTCCGCACGCCCCGCCAGTAGCGCTCCTCCGCCTTGCCCTCCCACGCCCGGTGCTGCGCCAGACGCGCAGAAGCCCGAGCGCGACGCTTGCGGAGGTTCCAGTCGTGGAAGAACTGGGCATCATCAACCAGTCGGTGCAGCAACCCGTTGGGGAGCCGTTCCGCGATCTTGATCAACCTCTGCAAGTACCGTGCTCGGGCCTCCAGCTCGGTCACTCAGCTCAGACCTTGGCTGCCGAGGGCGCAGTGGCCTGAACCGGCTTGGGCACCAGGCGGATGGCGTCGTCGTCGATGACGATGTCGAGCTCGTCACCCGGTTGCAGGTTGAACTTGGCCGAGTAGGTCTTACCCAGCAGGATCACGCCGCTGCGGTGGACCGTGGTCTGGTAGGCCGCAATCTTGCCGGGAGCTTTGCCCACAGCAATCGCGACACCTTTTGCCTTGAGCAGTGCGTTGTAGAAGTTCTTGACCAGGATTTGCTCCTTGCCAGTCTTGGTCTGACGCACGTAGCCAGCTTCACGAGCGAGCTCTGTCTGAGTCATGTTCTCCCGATCTTTGACCAGATCGAGAAGCTCTTTGCCAACCAGCATCGGTAAGCGGGGAAACAACGCCCAGATTAGGACAGATAGAGGCAAAGGGAAACCTCTGTCAGTCATTTCGCATCAGCCCAGGTCGGCCCCCATGACACCTCAGCCAAAATCGGCACCTTCTTACAAATCTCCGCGCCTGCTGACTCCATCGAAGCCTTCAGAAGCGCCGCCCAGTGCTCTTTGCGCCCTTCTTTGACCTCGAGCACGATTTCATCGTGAACCATAGCGATGAGGCGCGCTTCATCAGCAGGTGCTTTTACAAGCGAATCCCACAGTTTGGAGATAGCGATCTTAGCAATATCACCAGCCGTACCCTGAACTTGCGTATTGATACGCGTGGTGTACTTATCGTTAAACCCCACCAGCATGCGCCTCCGCCCGAGAGCGGTGTGCACTGCAGGCGTCGTCCGCGTCCCTTGATCCTGCTGCCACTTATAGAGAGTGGGATAAGCCTCACGAAAGCCTTCGACAATCTCCCTAGCTTCATCCATGTTCATATCAATGCCGTACTGAGCAACAGCTTGCTTTTGCAGCGTTGCTGGACCCGCCCCAAAAAGCAAACCAAAGTTTGCCATTTTTGCACTGGTGCGTTGTGACTTAGTAACCTCATCAAGACTCACCTTTGCGATCAGGGAAGCGGTCTCGGTGTGCAGGTCACGCCCAGCCAAGTACGCGTCGATCATCCGCTGCTCCCCCGAGAGCTCAGCCGCCACACGAAGCTCCACCTGGGAGAAGTCAGCAACGATCAGCAGATATCCCGAAAGTGCAACGAACTTGCTCCGGAAGTCCTCTCCACGATTGACTTGTTGAAGGTTCGGCGAAGCTGCACTCAGACGGCCCGTCTCGGTGCCCATCTGCCTGTAGTTGCAGTGGATGCGCCCATCCGGCCCAATAGACTCAAGCAATTTCTCGATATTCGAGACCTTGGTAACCGCTGTTTTCCACGTCAGATACTGATCAATCAGTTGGTAGTCATTACGCAGGAACGCCAACAGGTTCTGGTCCAAGCTCGGGGCACCCTTCTCATCAACGGGCAACAAGATCCCCGCCTTCTTAAATCCCAGCGCCATTTGCTGGGCCGACCTCGGATTGAAGCCCTTGTAAAGTTTTGTGCCGAGCCGCTTATAGCCGCTGTCCTTCTCCCTGGTATTGATGCTGCCGTCCGGATCCCGCGGCAGCCACGAGTTCGGATCATCCGGCGCGTTCTTCCGGATCTCTTGGTCCAGGTGCTCGAGGAACAAGGTCTTCAGCGCCTCGGCCTCCGCGGTGAGCGAGACGCGCAGCTCCTCAGCCCCCGGCTGATCGAACCCGAACCCGTGCCACTGCATCAGCGCGATCGGCCGCAGCACGCGCATCTCCAGCTGGAACAGGTCCCACAAGGTGTAGTCCCCCCGGACGATGTCGTTCGTCAGCTTCGACTGAAGCACCGGCGCCAAGTGAGGCAGGCAGATGGCATCCCGCGCCGAGTACACGAACTGCTCGGTGGTGAGCACGCTCGCTGACCAATCGGACTTCTGAAGCTCCTTGGGCATGACCCACTTCAGATTGCGCTTGACGATCTCACCGAGGTCGTTGGGCGCACCGGTGCCGTTGTTGATGATCTTCGCCGCGACCATGGTGTCGAAGATTGGCCCCCCGAGGACGACCCCCTCCCCCCGTAGAAAGTTCAGGTCAAACGCCGCGTTTTGCAGCACTTTGCGGCACCCCCCTTCGAGCAGCGCTTTGAGTTGGCGCAGCCCGTCGGCCTCCCATGGGACCTCACGGCAGTCCGCCCGCCGCCACCCATCAAGATCGACAATCAGGGCAAACTGTGCAGTCGCCACCTGGATCAGACGGACCTGATTGACCCGCGGATCGAGCCCCGTCGTCTCAGTGTCAACCCCAATGGGCATTGCAACAGCTTCAATCTCAGCAATGCGCCGCTTCAGTTGACCAGCCTGGGCTGGACCTTTGATGACGTCGTAATCCGGATGCAGCAGTGCTCCGATCGCGTCCTCGGTGATTTTCGATGGCATTGTGAAGTAACTGCTACAGGCGGATGGACAGCCTCTCGCTGAAGTTCGCGGAGGAGTCAGCTCTCAGGCAGCTCGAAGACTGCACTGATATTGCTGAGTTGAAAAAACTGACGTCAGCACTGATCAAGGCTCACTTCAATGCGAAGGCGCTGATCTGCCAGTTGATGGAGCAGGGACTGAAGGACATCTCCCGAGAACGGTGCACCTACTGCCCTCACGAATGAGTGGCCAGTAGGCTTGCCCCAGCGGGCTCCTCGCATCGGAGCCACGCGGCCACCAGCGGCGAACGGTGGTGACGCAGGGGGAAGGGGCGGCTGACCCCTCCCCTTGCCCTGCTCCGGTCAGCCTAGGCGCCGTTCCGGTTCTGGTCACCACTGGTCACCAAAGCGCGCCCAGTCCTCCGGCGTCTCCTGCCACTCCGTCAGGACGGGAACGTCCACGTCATGTCGTTGAACCGGGGGTCGCGGTTCAACCACAGCTGGACGATCGGATGGTTGTCCGTCGAGCACCGCCAGATCTGGGTCATCGCCCAGTGCCGGCCGCCCGGAGTCTTGGCCTCCCGGAACTTCCGCTCCCACGTCGCCAGGCGCTTGCACGCCTTCTCCGAGCTCGGCAGCCGCTGGATCTGGTCCTGGTTGGTCATGAGACTCCTTCTTACCCCGCGTTTTGTTGTCCGTTGTCCTTTGCCCCCCTAGATCGCCCTCGGGGACTGGCGATTTGCAAAGGACATCCTGTTCGCATTCTGGTTGATGTCCGTTCCTTTCCGGGCTTGGTGAAGCCGACCCAGAGGAAAGGACAGCGTCCTCGGGGGTGGATTCGTTGTCCTTTGCTTTTTCCTGTTCCTGCAAGGGATCTGATGGACGAACGGACAAAAGACACTCAAATGAGGGCAACGCACGCGAGGGGGTGGGTGGAAGTGTGTAAGAAGGGACCGGCTTGTCCGAGCCTGCGACCTTGATCTTCCGCCCCTCCACCAGCACGCCATTCGTCACCCACCGGTCCAACCATCGCTTCACGGTCTTGCCCGAGGGCGCCTGCCTGCCCTGACCCCCCATCTCACCAACCAGCCGCTCCCAGACCTCCTTGGCGGTGACCCGGTCATTCCCATCGCCGTCCTCACCCCGAGCCTTCAGCACCCGGTCCTTGACGATGCGCAGCGCCATGGTGTTCGGCTCCGGATCGCCCTGCCCCTGGTCCTCGCGCCGCTCCGTCGGCGTGTAGTCCCACACCGAGTACGCGAAGTCGTGGTCCCGCTCGACCACCAGCAGGTCGCCCTGGCGCCCCAGGCGTGACTTCTTGATCTGGATCATCCGGCAGTTGCCGGGACTCCGCCGCCGCTCCCTCAGCGACTCCCGCTCGTCCTCCGAGAGCGTCCTGAGGTGCCACTGCTCATCAACCGCCGCCACGAGGTAGCGCGTCCCCCTGGCCTCCCCATTGGCGTTGTCGTGGTGGATCCAGATGATCGACGTCGCCGGGAACCCATCGGAGCTCGGATCCCCGTTCTTCTCCGCGTAGTAATAGAAGGGGCTGGCAAAGCCCTTGTCCTTCTCCTCGCACTGCATCTTGGTGCTGCAGGAGCCGATCGAATCCACCACCACGAGAGCGGGCTTGTACTGCCGAATCCACTCGGCGAACTCGTGGGTGTGGTTGATCTGGAAGCCGCGCTTGACGATGAACCAGCTGTCGCTGGCCGGATCGATGCCGTTGTCCTCGCAGTCCTGTAGGAGCTTGGCTGGGTTCTGATCGTTCTGGATCCAGAGCACCGGGCCCTGCTTGACCGGCAGCTCAATGCCGCGGATCCGCATCGGAGTGCCGCGCCCCACGGCGGTGGCCAGGCCCATGCAGGCCGACGTCTTCCCGAGGCCGCCGGCGGCGTGCAGCATCACCTGGGTGGGCTTCATCAGCAGGTTCGGCACGAGGAACTGCATGCGCTCCACGTCCTGCCACCAGTGCTTCTTCTCGTTCTGCCGGCGCGAATCCTCGTAGTACCGGTACTCCTCCATCGCCGCCAGGCACTGCGACCCGGTCAGGCGCCGCCCCGTCTCTGCCGCGAGCTCGGCCATCCGGGCCACCCGCAGCGCGGGGTTCATCTCCTCGTCGTGGATCTTGATCAGGGCCTCGTGGAAGTCCCTGGCGTTCATGACGAGCCGCGGCACCTCCTTGGTGACCTGCGCCTGCGCATCTTCGGGGTAGTTGAAGCCAATCTCCCCCGCGAGGTCGGCGACGTACTTCTCCAGATCCGCCCCAGTGGGCTTGCCGGCATAGAGGTTGTCGACCTTGATCTTGTGAATGAAGTCGAGCAGGTCACCGCCGACCTCGCACGCCTTGCAGTCCCAGCAGCCGCTCTGCTTGGAAAACTGGAAGCTGGTGCCGCTCTTGCCGCCGTGCCACGGGCAGCCGGACATCATCTGCGGGTTGTCGCCACCGCGCTCCTTCCAGCCGTAGCGCTCAAACGCCTCGTGCCGGAAGACAAGGTCCGCCAGCCGAGGCCGCAGCTTGGCCTGCACCTCCTCCTTGAAGAACCAGCCGCGGATCTGCCGCGGCGGCAGCACGGTCTGCCCCCCGAGCTCGGCATCCAGCTCCTGCTGCACCGAATCCGGCAGCCACTGCACCGGCTTGCGGAACGGCCGCAGGGCATCGAGCACCCAGCCCGGCGCCGGCTCGACCTTGCCCTCGTTGTAGTTAAGGAAGCGGTAGCGCCCGCCGGTATCCGGATGCGGCGAGCCCGGCAGCACGCTCTGACTCTTGTTGAAGCGGAGCACGACCTCCTCGTACTCGGGGTCGCCCTCGACCAGAGCCTTCTGCTCCAGGTCCGCGGCCTGCTCCTTGGCTTTGGAGCCCCGGTGCCAGGTGCCATCGAGGGTGAGCTTGAGCCTGGTGACGCTGTCCAGCTCCGGAATCAGCTGCCGCGGCACTTGGTAGATGAGCTGCCGGCGCCCCGGCCTCCCCGAGGTCCAGGCCATGGTGCGCTCCTCGCCGTAGGACTCGTACTCGTCACCGGCGAGCGCCTTGTAGCGCGCATCGGCCGTAGGCCCATCGATGTCGAGGGCGATCAGCCCCTGCGAGTGCTCGCCAGTGACCACGCCAATGCCGCGGTAGCACTGCCTGGCCTTGTACGCCTCGATGCACATCTCGGCCGTGAGCGGCCTGTTCTGCCAGCCCTCGACGTAGGTGTCCTTGCCGTGTACTGGCACAAAGCGCCACCAGCGCGGGAAGACGCCGCCACGCAGCAGATCGATCGCCTTTCCCCCGAGATCGTCGGGCGGAAGGCTTGCGGACGATGAAGCAATCATGTAAATTCTGCAGCGTTATAGGTGCATGAGGGGGCAGATCTGCCCCCTTTTTTGTGCGCCGGCCCAACCGGGCCTGGTCACGGTAGGGCCACAACCGTTGCGGGACAAGGGTGCTAGGTGTGTTGTCTTCCTTAAGTGAAGTCAAGAACGCATTTACCTGTTTTATGTTTGAGTCGCTGCCAGACACGACAAAAGGTCCGTCCTGTGACGCATCCCGCAACGCTTGAGCCCGACTGCGGTCTAGGCCCCGACGCCACGATCCGAGACCAGTTCGAGAACGGGGTCCGGGTGTTCTCCCTCCTATTCACCAAGTGGATGGACACCAACGCTTGGTCCCACCCGGTGATGGTCCAGCTGGCCGCGGGCTGCCTGCAGCTCCCCGGTGGCAAGGGCTGGCTGCACTCCTCCCAGATCAGCGGCCTGCGCCACGGCAAGCTGCTCAGCCCCGGCCCGCGCACCTTCATGGCGATCGAGCGGCTGAACTTCCACCTGCACCTCTACACCACGAAGCAGCGCCTGCTCCCCGGCTCGAGTAGCAGCAACTTCTACTCCCACCCCTACGTCATCACCGAGGATGGCGCCCCACCCGAGCTCGGCTGGTGGATGGAAGTCTTCTGCGGCGCCCGCCTGCCCAAGGACGTTGACGTCAGCACGCGCTTCTTCACGGACGACCACTCTTACGCCGTGTCGGCGAACTGGGCGAAGCTGATCCGCCGCCTTCTGATCACCTCAGGCCACGACATCATCGAGGAGCTGGACAGCCTGATTCGTGCCCACTACCCGGTGCGAGAGCCCGACCGGGTGTCCCAGCTCATCGCCGTGATCCAGAACCGCACGCAGTGGAACCCGGACGAGCTGCTGCGCGAACTGCCCGCCATCACAGCGTTTACAGCAGCTCTCGGCGGCCCCGAGAACGAGGAAACACTGCTGCAGGCCATCGACACATGAGGTATGTCAGCAAATGACTACAGGTAGAGCAGCCCGCTGAACCTGCCACCATTTGCGGTACATTGCGGCACCCTTGCACCGCCTTTAGTGCAAATCGCGACGCATCTTCCCACCCGCTACGAAACCATCAACTGGGAATACGCCTCATTAGTCGCGATCAAAGTCAGTAACACTGGATACAGTCGCGATGTCTCACTCATCTGCGAGCAGGACGAGCAGAGCGGCTACTTTCCCGTGCGCTGCGAAGCAGCTCAGCTGGAGTACCTGCGTCCGTACGCCGAGATCCTGCGCCGCGCCACCTACGAAGGCGGCGAGCCACCGGTGGTGCCGATCTTCCGCTCAAACGGCTACGCCCACCTCTGCGTCAGCGGCGCGGTCTACGACTACCCCGAGCTCGACTCCGTCCGCCAGCGCCTCTGCACCCCCGCAAAGCGGGGGGGGGGGTGACCACCCACATTTCTTCCAATTTCGGTCAACCTGATTCGGTTGACGCGTTGCCTGTTCGGGCCTAGGGTGGCGTGAGTCGACCCCACGGTTTGGGCACTCCCCATCTCCTCTACGGCGAGCGGAAGCGCAAGCGCCATCTGTACCTCACGGACACGGCGCACCAACATCTGGTCGGCATGGCACAGCGCACCGGCAACTCTCCCTCCGAGATCTGCGAGCAGATCATTCGGAAACACGCCAATGCGACTGCCGCTGAACGGCTCACGTCACCCTTTCTGATCGACATCCTGCCATGACTGCCACATTCCTATCAGCTGACCTGATCGACGAGATCCTCAAGGAGTCATCTGGCTCCGGTCGCTACGTCAACCCGTCCAAGATCGAAGGCGAGCTCCGCCTGCGTCTCTTCGGCACCGGTGTCAGCGGCTTCGAGGGCTGGACCGACGAGAACAAGCCCGTCCGCTGGGAGCTCAAGCCGACCGAGCTGCCCTCGAACATCAAGGTCCGCGAAGGTCAGACTCCGCTGAAGCGCTTCATTGCCATCGTCGTTTACGACTACTCCTCTCAGGACTTCAAGATCCTGCAGATGACTCAGAAGACGCTGATGGAACAGCTCTTCAAGTACGTCAAGGACGAAGAGTACGGCGATGCCACGCAGTACGACATCAAGATCAGCAAGACCGGCGAGGGCATGAAGACCGAGTACACCCTGCTCGCCGCACCGCCTCGTCCTGTCGCCAAGGACATCCAGGCCGCCTACGAGAAGGACGGTGTGCGGATCAACCTCCAGGCCCTGTTCGACGGTGACGACCCCTTCGCTGAAGCTTCGGCCTGATCTGTCCAGTTCCGGAGTGGGGCGGCAGGTAACCGCCCCTTTTTCCCGAACCGCTATGGATCCTGCTGTGCCACCCCTGCTCCGGATCTACGCCCGGAACATCGAACTCTTAGCGGTGAAGCGCGGGATTCCTGCGCATGCCCTCGCCGGCGAGCTCGGCCTCACCGCCAACACCTTGAACCGCATTCGGTTCGCCCGCAGCCGCTACCTCGACCCCGAAGTCTTCGTCGGTCTTCTTGACCTCTTCGAGTGCGAGCCCAACGACCTGCTTTTACCCCAGCCAGGTATCGACTACTCGCATGACATCCGCACTCGCTGATAGGCGCCTGCCCCATCTGCCCCGGTACGAGCCAGTCCGCTCCCACGAGGGCGACGAGCGTCTGTACAGCACACCCGCAGGCAGCCTGCACAGCGTCACCACCATCCTCTCGGGCAGTCGCGACAACTCCGGCCTGGAGCTCTGGCGCGAATCCGTCGGTGCCGAGCGCGCCGACTTCATCAGCTCATTCGCCTGCTTCCGCGGCAACGGCCACCACCTGAACATCGAGCGTTGGCTGACCGACGGCAGCGAGCCCGAGTACAGCCTGGCCACGTCGCCGTACTGGAAGTCGACGCGCCGTTTCCTGGACACGATCGACTCCGCGCTCCTGCTCGAGGGTGCCGTCTGGCACCGGGACGGCTTTGCCGGCACGCTCGATGCCATCTGCTACCTCGCCGAGGACGGCCTTCAGCCCACCTTGTGCGACTGGAAGACGGCCGACAGCCCGCGCAAACCGGACAAGATCTACGAGTACTCGCTGCAATGTGCGGCCTACGTCGCTGCTGCGAACTACGTCTACGGGCACATGGGTCTGAACATCACCCAGGCCAAGATCGTGGTTGCCATCGCCGATAGCGCGCCTCAGATCGAGACGCTGGACGCCCGCGCCCTGGAGCAGCTCTACAAGCATTTCCTGGCCCGGCTGCAGCGGTTCACCTTCGCCCGCAAGAGCAGGGGAGGCCGCAAATGAGCTCGGCAACTACCAGTGTGACCGAGTACCTGCGCGCCGCACTGGGCGGCTCACTCATCGGCCAGATGGCGGCGACGCGCGACATCAGCGTCGAAGCGCTGCTCACCCCTGACTCTGAGGCGCTGAATACCCTGCGCGCCGAGCTCGAGGAATTCGGCGTGGACCCCGAGCTGCTCGCCACGCAGGCCCTGGCCGCGCTGACCGCTCTGATGATCGAGCCCGACAACGCCGATCGCATCGTCACCGAGCTGACCCGGCTTCTGTGGAGCATCCTCGGCGACCCCAAGAGCGGCGCTCCCCCCGAGATCTACCGCCAGGCCGGCAGTGCAATGCACCTGTCATTCATCGGCATTCTTTCACCGCAAATTCTCGAACCCTTCTTCAAGTCACTCGATTAGCCATGCCCCGCCTGATTGGTCTTTACAGCTCCGCGCCTCAGTCCGGCAAGTCGAGCGTCGCGTCGTACCTCAGCACGTACGGCTACCGCACCGTCAGCTTCGCCACTCCGCTCAAGGCGATGGTGCGCAGCTTCCTGGTCCACGCCGGCTACACGTACGACCAAGTCGACGACCTCCTGACGCCGAACCAGAAGGAACGCATCCTCCCCGAGCTCGGTGTCAGCCCTCGCCAGCTGATGCAGACCCTTGGCACCGAATGGGGCCGCGATTGCGTCCGCCCCGACGTGTGGTTGCGGTGCTGGGAGCGCAACGTCAAGTACTACCTGAGCTCCGACCTGCCTGTGATCTGCGACGACGTCCGCTACCCGAACGAGGCGGATCTGATCCGCAGGTTCGGCGGCGAATTGTGGCTGATCACGCGCCCTGGCGTGCGCCGCACCACGAGCCACGCCAGCGAGGGGTCGCTCGATGACTTTCCGTGCTTCGACCGGCGCCTGGACAACAGCGGAACGCTGATCGACCTGTACCAATCGGTGCGCCGTCTCATTGACGTCACCACCCCCGAGCTCGCGTCATGACCGTCCCCATCCCCGAGGCCGCAGACCGCCTCAGCCCTCCCTGGCGCTTCCGTCTGGGCGACAACGTCTATGTCCGCGGGCGCGGCTTCGACGAGACCTTCAAGGTCGTCGGCGGCGAACTCTGGCTGGGCTGCCCCCATCTGACTCTGGTCGACCCGGACGGCCGCACCTGGCGTGTCGCCCAGATCGAGTGCTCTTCCCGTCCGATCGTGTTCCGCAAAGGCTGATGGATCCTCATTTCCGCGTCGAGGTGCTGAACCGCACCGAGCAGCCCCAGACCCTGTGCTGGTGGGCAATGCACCAGGACTACAGCGAGGACTTCGTCTTCGACGAACACCCTCCGACCGAAGCCGAGGCCGGTGAGATCTGCGTCAAGCGGTTGCTCTCCGGCGAGCGCGGCCACTACGGCCCACTGGAGCACCCACAGATCAGCTTCAACGTGGGCTGGTTTCCCCACTCGGTGATGCAGCAGGCCCGCACCCACCGCGTCGGCGTGAGCTTCGACGTGCAGTCGATGCGCTACACGGGTCAGCGCATTCTCGACGTGTGCATGGGAACTCGCGACGTCGAAGAGGTCTTCTACCTCCGCCCGGTGGGCACCTACCGCGACCGTCAGGGCAAGCGGTACGAGTACACCGCCGACGCTCGCCTGGTGGACCGCATCATCTGCGTCGACGCCGCCGGCCGTTACAAGCTGGCCATCGAGCGCGGCTACGCCGAAGAACACGCCCGCGGCATCCTGCCGTTCGACTACCGCCAGCACTTCGTGGTGAGCTTCTCGCTGCGAGCCTTCCTGCACTTCATGGACCTGCGGGCCAAGCTCGACGCTCAGGAAGAAATCCGCATGCTGTGCGACCTGATGTGGCCGCACATGCAGTCGTGGGCCCCGGAAATTGCCGCCTGGTACGCCGCCACACGGCTGCACAAAGCACGCCTTGCACCATGACCCTCCTCATCACCATCCGCTCCACCGAGGACGGCTACTACCACTGGGAGCTACACGACGGCCCTGACGGCGCCTTCGAATACTCCGGCTACACCCCGCTTCTCGAGCGCTGTTTCGAGGAGATCCTCCGCGCCCAGTGGAGCCTCGCTGAACACCTCACAAGAGACCTGAACCCCGAGAACGGTTGGCTGCCGCACGACGCCCCGGATCCTGCTCCCATCCCCCAGGTCCATCCGCCCTCGGGCGACGCGCTCCCCGCTCAGCAGGACATCCCAGCCTCGAGCCATCCGAGCACATCTTCACCAAGCATTTACCTTCCCCCATCCAGTTCTGGTTGACAATGCACTGATGTCCAACTCAGAACTACAGAGCTATCTGACCGATGTAGGACGGCTGCCCGTCCTCAGCAAGGAAGCGCAGCTGCGTCACTGCCAGCGCATCTTCGCCTGGGTGAACCACGCCGACGGCCGCGACTGCGCCCCGCCGCGTATTCGCCGCGCCGGCGAGCGCGCCATGACGGTCATGGTGCAGACCAACCTGCGCCTGGTCGTCTCCATCGCCAAGCGCTACCAGAACAGGGGCCTCGACATGCTGGACCTGATCCAGGAGGGCAACCTCGGCCTGATCCGCGGCCTCGAGCTGTTCGACCCGACCCGCGGCTACGCGGTGTCCACCTACGCCTACTGGTGGATCCGCCAGGCGATCACCCGCGCCATCCACAGCATGGCCCGCCCGATCCGCCTCCCGATCAACACCCACGAGGTGCTGAGCCGGGCCCAGCGCTTCACCGCCGAGTACACCGCCACCAACGGCCGCACCCCGACCTTCACCGAGATCGCCGCGCACTGCGAGACCACGACCGAGCGCATCGTGGCCATGCTCGACCTGCAGTCCACGACGACGTGCCGCTCACTCGACACGTTGTGCACGGACGACGGCAACGCGCTGATGGACCTGATCGCCTACGACAGCACCAGCGCCACCAGCTCCCCGGACGAATCCCTGCGCCTGCAGGACAACCGCGAGGTGCTGCGCCTGGCGCTGAGCCGCCTCCCCGAGGTCGAAGCGCAGATCCTGCACGGCGTGTTCTTCGAGGAGCGCTCCCTGCGCGACATCGCCACAGAGCTGGGGTTCAGCCGCTCCCGCGCCGGCCAGGTGCAGAAGACGGCATTGAACCGCCTGCGCAACATCCTGCGCCTGCAGGGGCACGCCCCATGAGCAGCGAGCCCCTGGTCCGGCTGCGGTGGTACGAGCTGTGGATGCTCCGCTTCCTGTCGCGCAGCCCGCGCATCGCGCGCATCACAGTCCAGCAATTCGCCCCCGAGCCCGATTTCGTCGGCCAGCTCGAAGCGCTGTACCACGGCCCCAGCGCCGAAGGAGAGCGCGAAGGTTGACGCTTGACGCCCAGCCTGTGCTAGGCTGCGCCACCCATCTCACGTCCGCCGTTCGCATGCCCGTCCAGCGATCACAGGTCTCTCTGGACCGCCTCCTATCAGTCTGTGACTTGATCTACGCCCGTGACGGATTCGTCACCTGGACCGAGGTCGGCAGCACCCTCGGCATCAGCCGGCAGGCCGTTCAGTTGCGCCTTCGCGCGGCTGTTGAGAAAGGCGACCTCACCCCCGAGGCCGTGGAGAAATACCAGAGCATGGCCTCACGGACCGCAGCCGCCCGAGAGCGGAAAGAGAAGCGCGAATCGGACGAAAACAAGTACAGGCGCTATATCCGTTTCATGCCAGAGAACCTGGAGTGGCTCCAAGCTCAGTCAGACGAAAGGAAAGTGACGATACCTGACATCATCAATGGCCTAATTACCAAAGCTCGAACGAGCTAGAATCCAATACATATACATACATTTTTTATTGCGCCCTGGAAGTGTGATGACTGCGTCACGGCCTGTCCCAGGCTGGGACTAGCGAGTCTCGGCGCGACATCTATTCTCTTTCGCGCGCGAAAGGTCTCAATCCGAGACTCAATAGACACAGCCGCCTGGTTGCGCCGTCGGCCGCTGGCCGTGCTAGGTTGGCTGAGACAACCGGAAACGACCCGGACGGCGATGCCGTCGCGGACGGCGCCCGTGCTGTCACCTTACCGCACCTTGACAACCGAACACCCTGGCCCATGGGGACCCGCAGCTTTGCTGCGCCCATCGGCCGATCACGCTTCCCTCCTTGTGCGGGTTTCGTGATTCTCGCGCCGGTTCGCTTGACGGATCCGGCGGCAGGGGTGCTAGGTTAGGTGCACCGAACCGAAAGGGTCGGGCCAGCCGCTCCCGCGGCGCATCCTGTTTCTGAACTGCTTATGTAATGCTCTGATCTTGCTACGAACAACAACCGTGCCGAGCGCAGTGCCGAGCCCGTGATCGGGTGAGCCTGCCCAGCTTGGAGGGAAGACGTATCGGACAATGAGCCCTTAAGGGCCGGGGTCTGTACCAGGGGCGGCGATTTGCCTGCGGTCTGGCCTACGTATCGTCTGAATCCTGGCTTCGCCGGAGGGACAAGCTGACCCGCTTTGTGCGGGCCTCTCAGAGGAGGGCACCTAGGGATAGGTGTTCAGCCCTAACCGACCCGGATGGTATGGGGGAATAGGTGCAGCGGCATGATGCCGAGCCCAAGCCCGAGCCATCGGGCCTAGGTGAGCACTAGCAGGCGCGGGCTCTGAGCCCTTCGAAGCTAGTAGCTGTCTAGTGGGCAGGCAGTGAAGCTGACAGCGCAACCCTGGCGAACCGGGGCGCGACTGTCTTGCTGTACCTATGGGAATACGCAACCCGGCTTACCCCGGCTCTGCAACATACGGTCACCGCGTGTTGACCGTGGCAATGGGCATTCGGCTCTGCCTAACACGCACAAACCATCTCCCCCAGAAGTTCCCCCTGGCGCACTGCGTCCGGGGGTCTTTTGGCTGAGGTGCTTTGCACCTTTCCCTCTAGCTGTGAGTTTCAGCATGTACTTTCAACACCTTTGCGCTGATAACGATTACAATGGCAATCCGCGCCGTTTGTACGTTTTAGTCGACGAAAACCTGCCCGTCCCAGCCCGTGTCGCCGCCTGGGATGAGGGCTACAGCGGAGCAGATGCCGTGCCCGGAGTCTGGCGTGACTGCGCCTACCTCGCCGAGCGCATGAACATCACCGTGAGTCTGTACAACGAGCTGCGCCGCACCCTGCCCGGCCCGAAGTGGCCGCACGAAGTGCCTGGCTTCGCGCATCTCCGCGAGCTCGTCTGACTGATTCCCGAACCGGTTACCACGCATCCCACACATGTACCGCAACCTCTGGTTCCACGGCCGCAATTCCCTGCGGCAGCTCCCCTTGGAGTGCATCGGCGACTGCTCCGGCTCCGGCGACCGCACAGGCGACGTCGCCGCCTGGGTGCGCCGTCTCGACTTCGACGGCCCGGCCTGGCTGTTCCGCGAATACCTGCGCGAGTTCGGCGCCTGGGATTCGGCGGAGCTCTGCGACCACAACGCCAACCGCGAGCGCGTCCTCTGGACCTGGGCCTGCAACTGCGCCGAGGAACCCGGCGTCTACGACTACCTCTACCTCGGAGTCTGACCATGCGCCCCGACTACGCTACGCCCGAGGACTTCGCCAAGTGGCGCGCCCACGCCGAAACCCTCGACACCCACGCCCTGCGCTGGTCCATCGCCGACTGCCGCCACGCCGCGCGCAATCTCCGCGGCTGGAACCCCGAGCGCGAAGGCTATTACGAGGACCAAGCCTTCACCTACGCCGACGAACTCGCCCGCCGCTCGCGTCTCTCATGAAAACCCACTTCTCCAACCGCGCAGTCCCTCCCGTGACTGCCGAACAGCTCCGCTCGGTCGGCGTCAATCCGTCCGACCTCTGGTGGTCGCCCACCTTCCACAGCTGGTTGTTCTGCGGCCCCCTTGCTGCACAGAACCCCTACGCCACCACCGGCGCAACCCTCGCCGCGCTTGGCCTTACCCCCGACCCCCGCGCCTGACGCACCCCCGAGCCCGTTCCCTGCCCCGCAGGGTCGGGCCCCTGGGCGCCTCTGCGCCTCATCCTCTCAAGCTGTGAGTTCAGCTATGGCTCAGTTCAAAGACATCTATCTCCCCGCGCTCGACAACCCCGAGCACGTCTGGCGCATCGGCTACTACAAGCCGGACCGCGCCCCCGGCGTCGTCTCCGCCACTGAAGGCCAAGTCCGCGACTACGACACCTGGCAGTCCTTCACCTGTGACCTCTTCGGCTGCCGCAAATACCGTCGCCAGCTCCCTGGCCGCGCCACCAAACGCGCCATCGCCCAGGGCCTGGCCGCTTTGCTGGCTGAGATGCGTGACGCCGGCGTCGTACCCCCGGACCGTGCCGCCGCCCTGATCACCAAGTGCGCCGCCGTCTGATGAGCGACCCCTACACCTTCAACCACGACGATCCCACCCGCTCCCTAGTGCGTTGCGCCTCTCACCGAGCGCGGCAGTCCCTCGACCGCCTGCTCGCTAACCACGGCGAGACCGGCCAGCCCTACTACAGCTGGGACACCGCCTGCACCGGCGGCATCGTCGCGGTCCCCTTCCGCCTCTTCCCCGAGGCCGTCCGCCTGACCGGCTGCTCTCGCGCCTCGCGCCGCTTCGCCTACCACCCCTGTTGGTAGGAGCCCGCCTCCGTCTCTCATCCACACCGCCGCATCGCGGCGCCTCTCACCCATGCCAACCAACGCCAACGGGCGGGTCCTCTACGAGGGTCCGTCCCTGCTCGATGGCGCCCCCATCGTCGTCATCGCCACCGGATTCGCCGAGCGATCCGGCAACGCCAAGACCGGCTCAATGATCCAGACATGGATCCTCCGCGCCGACATCCCGCCGCACCACGCCTTCAAGTCCCCCGAGGGTGCCTCCGTCTGTGGCGACTGCACTCACTTCCTGAATAAGACGTGCTACGTCTCCTGGTACCAGGCCCCGCTGTCCGTCTGGAACTGCTGGCACCACGGCGCCGGCTACGCCCCGGCGACACCGTCTGACTTTGACGGTGTGACCCTCCGCATCGGCTCAGCCGGTGACCCCGCCGCCGTCCCCGAGCACGTCTGGCTCCCCCTTCTCCCCCGCGTCGCAGCGCACACCGGCTACACCCACCAGTGGCGCCAACCCTTCGCCGCCTGGGCTCGAGGCATCCTCCAAGCCAGCTGTGACGGCTTCGCCGACTACCTCGAAGCCACCGCCCACGGCTGGGCGACGTTCCTCGTCACCCCGGCCGACACACCCGACCCGGCCGGCACCGTCCACTGCGCCGCCTCCGCCGAGCGCGGCCATAAAACCACCTGCGCTGCCTGCACCCTGTGCGACGGCGCAACGGCCAACGTCGTGATCCACGCCCACGGCTCCCGCGCCTCTCGCGTGGCCCTGCGTAACTGATTCCTAAATAGGTTGACCTATGACAAGCATCCGTCCAAGATTGAGGCGTCGCCCCCGGCACCCCATGCCCCCCTGGCTCGCCGCCGAGCACCTCGCCGGCTTCCTCCTCGGCCTGGCCCTCGCCGCCATGGCGATCGACCACGGCCGCTCCACCGCCCCGACCCCGAGCGCGCTGCCTGCCGCTCAAACGCTCACCCAGTTCCCCGGCCCGTGACCAGCACCTACGCCCCGCGGCTATGCCCGCCTGACCCACCCCCCGATCTCGAGCCCGTCGCCGTTTGGCACTTCCTCTCAGACGACTGGGAGCACGAGCACTGGGCCCAGTCGTCCGAAGAAGCGGACGAGCTGATCGCCGCCTACGCCGAGCGCGGCGAGCCCTACACCGTCCGCCAGCTCCTGGTGGAGCCCGACGAGTGCCCTCCCCCCGAGGACAACTCCGACGCCTACTGCGACCTCTGAGTCGCCTTTCCTCTCATCCTCTCGCTGTGACAACAACACTCACCCGGCGCACTGCGCCCCGGCGCAAACGCGCCTACGCCCCCACCGGCGACGTCGGCAAGCACCTCGCCGAGGCCCGGTCCCTGCAGCTCCGCATTCAAGAACTGACCGCTCTGTACGACACCGAGCGGGCCTGGCTGCTGACCCACATGCAACAGCAAGGTCTGCAGTCCGTGGCGCTAGGCGCCATCCGCTGCGTGCTCAAAGAGCGCAGCCGCTGGACCTACTCCCCCGAGACCGAGCGCGACATGCAGGCGCTCCAAGTCACCCAGAAGTGGGAGCAATCCCACGGCATCGCGCAGAACACACCCACCCACTACACCGCAATCACCGAGGCCCAGTCATGAGCACCACCACCCTGTCCCGCGCGGACCTTTTCCGCACCTTCCTCGCGATGGAGCGCCACGGCGGCGGCTTCTGCGCCGCCCTCGCCAACGCCTGGTACAAGGCCGACGCCGGCAACAAGGCCCGCATCGAGGCCGCTTTTCCACACCTCCTCGACGCCTACGGCCCGGATTCGAGGTTCTTCTATCTCCAGAACAACTGAGCCATGACCTACACCCCCTCCTTCCCCCTGCCCTCCGTCCACCTCAACGGCACGGGCCGCGACCGCCTGCTCGCCGACTACCAGAGCGCCTACAAGCTGCTCTGCACCGCCGCCACCGCCTTCGCCGAGATCGAGTTCAACGCCCGCGACTACTACGTCCAGGGCGACTATGCCTTCAACGCTGCCCGCACCGAGCGCGACCGCGCCCGCCTGCACTTCGGCGCCTTGAAGCAATACCTGGAGGCCCATCTGCTGCACCTTGCTGTGGACTGATGCAGGACGCCTACTACTGGGCCATCGTCGGCCGCATCTCCACCGACAAGGAGGACACGCCCTTCTGCACTGTTCTCCCGGAGACAGAGAGAGAAGCAGTTCGGCAATTCCTAGAGCAACTGCGAGAGCAGAGCGCGGAACTGTACTTCGCAAACGGCGCAATTATCACCGCTGCATTTCGTTCAATCGAACCTATTGAGTGCATGTCATGAAACCATTATCCCTGGACCGGTTTGAGCGGGCCTTAGCAGCCCATGCCTTGGAGTACTACGTTCGCAATAAACAACCAGATCCCATTGCGGGAGGTGTGCCCTACCAAGAGCAAATGCAATTTTTACTCAACAAGCTTCTTGCCAATGGCTAACCATCCCACCATCCTCGCCTTTGGCTACAGCTATCTGCCGCGTGGCTCTTCTGCGCCCTCCTATGCCGTCGCCAACGCTTCTCGTCTGGAGGGGTTTCAAGCCCTCACCTACGACCTCGACAGCGTCGAGCTCCTCGACGTCCATCATGTCTCCGCCGACGACGTCTTCACGCTCACCGACGTTATCTGGAACCGTGACCACAACCCCACGCCCTACGGGAAGTCATGAGTGACCCCGCCTTCAACCTGGCGCAGTGCGCCATCCGCCCCAACTGGTACGACCACCTTCCCGCCGCCGAGGCCGCCATGGCGGACGCCGACCGCTGCACCTGGGCCCGCATCGACGCAGGCTGGGAGGGTGACGAAGGCGGCTGGTACGCCCCGGACGGCACCCACGAGTCGGACTGGGCCACCGAGGGCTACCCCTTCCCCGAGGACGTCGCCGAGTACCGCGCCTGGCACAGCGCCTTCAACCACTACGACGCCCAGGACGCCGGCGCGCCGCAGCCCGACCCCTACCCCGAAGCCCCGGCGCACCGCCGAGCGCGCTACGCGCTGTCCTGTCCTGGATAGGTTGACCCTTCACCTCGACCGGCCTACCATCTGACCAGGGCCGCACAGCCTGTCCTCCCGAGGGGTGCGTCTCGGCACAACGCACGTCATCCACACCGGCGCCTCGCCGATTCTCAACAAGGACTATGCAAATGACTATCAGCAACACCAACCGCGTCAGCACCGCCTACGCCGCCGACGGCAGCGGCCCCCTCGTCTACGGCCGCTACCGCGACCGCGGCTATGCCGTGAACCCCCTGATCGGCCGCGTCGGCACGATGACGCCCGAGAACGCCTCCGCCTGTGAGGCATTCGCCATCGCCGGCCTCGACTGGACCGCCGACAAGCGCCCCGCCTTCTTCATGGGCCCCGACGGCCCGATCGAATCCCCCGAGCACTGCTCGATCGTCCGCAGCGACACCAACCGGCTCCTCGGCATCCACGGCGCCGGCTACACCCCGGTGCAGAACAGCGCCCTGGTGAACCTGCTCGACTACCTCCGCGAAGACATCGAGATCGAGAACGTCCTCTCGATCCGCGACGGCCGCAAAGTCTTCGCCACGGCCTCAATCCGCGCCGAGGACGAAGTGCTCCCCGGCGACCGCGTCCGCCGCTACATCCACGCCTTCAACAGCTTCGACGGCTCGAGCTCCTTCGGCGTGTTCTTCTCCGACGTCCGCCTGCGCTGCGCCAACCAGCTGAGCTACCTGACCGGCAAGGCCGCCAGCGTGGCCAGCCGCGACGGCTCCGGCTTGCGCATGAAGCACACGGCGTCCGTCACCCGCTTCGCCGAGCAGCTGCCGCACCTGATCGACCTGGAGCGCCGCTCCTTCCGCCAGTCGATCGACGAGCTGCGCTCCCTGACCAACGTCCAGCTCACCACCGAGCTCGCCCGCCGCGTCCTGGAGAGCACCTTCGCCGACAAGCTCGCAGCGCCGATCAAGGACAAGGACACCGGCAAGCCCCGCCAGCGCACGATTGCCGACCTCCCCGAGATCGGCATCATCCGCAGCCACTACGCCGGTGACACCGGCCTGGGCATCCGCGACCTGCCCGGCTGCGCCGGCACGCTCTACGGCCTGTACAACGCCATCACCCAGTTCGAGACGCACGACGCTGGCCGCGCCAAGGACGAAACCGAGCGGGCCCGCACCCGCCTCGAGGCCCTGTGGGGCGGCAGCGCCGCACGCCGCATCGACCGCGCTCGCGAAGCCTGCCTGGCCCTGGTGTGACCGCGCTGGCTGGCCCCGCCGTAAGCCCAGCGCATCTATGCCCCAGCCACCGGCGCTCCCCACACGCATTGCATCCCCACCACACCTATGCCCGAGACCGCAGCTGTCATCACCTTCAACAACGAATCGATCCTGGCCTGGCTGGCTGAGAAGGGCATCAAAGGCAGCCACCAGGACTACGTCCGCCCGGACGACATCCTGCACCGCCATGTGTACGGACATCTCCCGTACTGGCTGGCCTCCTACGCCGAGAGCGTCAGCGAGGTGACGTTGCCCAAGCTGCCCCGCGACGACCGCGACCGCTTCAACCGCGGCGAGCTGTCCGTGCAGGAGATGGACGCCGCCGGCGCCCACATCGTGACCTACCGGGTCCGCAAGGCGTAGCGACAAAAAGCGCCGGGTTTCTCAGGCCCGGCGCGCTCATCCACACGACCGGCGCTGTGAGTCAACCGACCATGCCCTTCCAGTTTCCCACGCCCGGCCCAAATGGCCATTCCTGACACCCCGCACGCCCTGATCGAGGGCTCCAGCGAAGCGACGCTGACGATCCTCCACGAGGGCTACGACGCGCTCACCTCCCGCGACCAACGGCTCGTGCGCCTGGTCCACGCCGAGCTGCTCAAGGGCGAGCTGAGCGACACCGCCTTCGCCCAGATGCTGACGACCATCGTCAACACCTGGCAGGCCCTGAGCTCAACCGCCCTGTCCGCGACCTACGAGCGGATCGAATCCGAGGACGAGATCGACACCGACTGGATCGATGCCATCGCCCACTTCACCCGCATGGACCAGTACCAGCAGCACCTCCTCGCCGCCATCGGCGAGAACCCAGGCGTGCCGGCCGAGGCCCCCCAGTCCGGGCGGTACACGATCCAGGGTCCCGGTGATGCCTGAACCGTTCGCGCTTCCCTCGGCTCGCCAGTCCCGACAGACTGGGGCAAACGAGCCGAGACCGCCATCCAGGGCAGGTCGTGCTCCGCACCCCCGATACCCCTCCTGCGCATGGATTACGCCATGGCTGGCTTTGCTGCGTACGAATTCATGCAGATCGAGACCGGCGTCGCGCTTTACAGCACGTTTGCCACCCAAGCCGAAATCCTGAAAGCCAATGCCAATTTGCGCCGCCGCGGCTGCTCCAGCCGCTTTGTACCCGCCGGCACGTTCTCCACGCCGTCGCTTCACGCTCCGTGCTGACGGCGGATTCCTCGCCGCCGAGCACCGATCCTCCGGCCCGCCGGTAGCTGTGGTGCCCGACTTCCACGACGCAGTGCTGTTCGTGGACTTCTGCACCGCCGCGACCCGCGGACACCTGATGACCGAGCTCGGCTGGCCGGGCCTCCGCGTCGTCGAAGTAACGCTCGACTGAGCTGTGCTTCGCCTTTCTCATCCACACCTCTCGTTCTCACCCACCATGACTGCATCGTTCTGGACATCCCTGGCCACGTACTGCCAGGAGCTGGCCCCAGTCGCCGGCCCGCTTCTCGGCGCCGTGGGCGACACCGCCAGCGCCGTTGACCGGGCCGGCCGCTCAACGAAGGCCCTGGGCAACGACTCTGCGCGCCTCGAGCAACTGCTCTCCGCCGAGGACGCGTGAGCGCAGCGCCCCACATCAACCCGCTGGACCTGTCCGATGCCGACTTTCTACAGCGCTCTGCCGCAATGTGCAGCACCAAGGCCGCCTACAGCAGCCGCCCCGAGGCCGTCGCCTTCACCCGGCGCCGCGGCTATGCAGGAACTGCGTATTCGTGCCCCTGGTGTAGCCATTGGCACATCACCAGTTACGACCGCGCCCGCGCCAAGGCGTACCAACGGCGATTGAAACGACTGCTGCGCACGGAATAGCAATACACGCAATGTAGATTCCTTCAACTCGGCTTAAACCATCCCATTCCTTTCTGCGATGAGCCTTTCCCCTAACTGTGTTGAGACGCCCTGCGACCCCGTGGTGCAGCAGGCCCGCCAGGACCGCCTCGAGGCCCTCTACGTGCTCGACGGCCGCGACTGCCACGGCCACGAGCTCCACGGCTTGTACACGGGCCTGGCGCAGCGCTACGCCGAGGCCGCATGACCTACACCGCCACCCCTCCGGTCCACGAGCCCGACCGGATCGAACGCGACTTCTGGGCGTTCCACATCGCCAACCCGCGGGTCTACACAGAGTTGCGGGAGCACGCCCTGCACCTCCGGCGCAAGGGCCGCACGCACTACGGCATCAAAGCCCTGTTCGAGGTCGTCCGGTTCCACCGCGCACTGGAGACAACGGACAAATGCGCGGAGTGGAAGATGAACAACAACTACTCCGCGCTCTACGCCCGTCTGCTGATGGCGAACGAGCCGGAACTGTGTGACTTCTTCCGCACGCGTTCCCGCCGGGCCCTGTGCGCCGGCCCGCTGCCATGAGCCCCGACGACCTGAGCGTCGAGTACTACGTCGACCGCCACGGCCACGACTGCTACCGGATCTGCCTCCCCGAGGGCGGCCCCTGCTCGATCGTCTCCTCCGCCCACCTGATCGACGAGCGCAAAGCGCAGCTCCTGCGCGCCTTTACCTCCACCTCGACCTCATGAAGCGCTACGCCTTGCTTGCCATCGTCCTGGGCCTGGCCCTGGGCGCCGCAGCCCATTGGGCCCGCCCCACGGCGGGCTCCACCACCCCTGACTCCTGGTTCGACTGATGGCGGTCAATCGCAGTGGCCCGCCCTGCCCCGAGTGCGGCTCACTGATCACTGACGTGAACCGGACCAGCCGCTCGCCGGAGGGCCACTTCTGCCGGCGGCGGGACTGCCCGAGCTGCGGCGCCCACTTTATGACGATTCAGCACGCCGAGCTCGTTGCCCCCAAGGGCTCGGTGCGCTGGCAGAACCATATCGTGCATGTGAATTGGTCACAGTTTCGGGCTTACTTTGCATCGTTGCTTACGCCATGAGTACTACAACACTTGTTTTCATGATTGCTTGGTCGATCGCACTGGGTATTCTCTACGTGAAAGGAACGTCATGACTGATTCGATTACCCCACCGCCGGAGCTGGTGCAGCAGTGGCGGAAAGAACCTCAGTACACCGACGGCAACAAGCTGGTAACGATGGTCACCATGACCACAGATCGTTTAATGCAGTTGTGCGAAAAATCTGCTCAGCATGGCGCCGATCAGGAGCTGGAGGCGTGTCTAGCCAACATCCACACGATGTACGGCAAGGACAAAGCCGACTGGTTGCGTGCAATTCGCCGCCCCAAGCCGTTGAGCTTGAAGGAGCAGGCGCTGGCTGAACTAGCTGAATGGGAGAACGTTATGGACATTGCATCCGATAGCCCCATCCGCCGCGCACTGGAGGCGCTACCTGAATGACTGAACCTCTCTCCCCCGCCGCTCAGGCGGTGCTGGATGGATTTCGTGCTGTGCCAACTCTTATGGATGGACCGTCTATTGCTGGTGCCCTCCGCGCTGCTGCGGATCAGGTGGTGCCGGAGAATCTGCGCGAATACGAGACCTATACCAATGAGGCGATCCGCCTGAATCGTATGCACATCCGCTCTCGACTCCTCGCCATCGCCGCCGAGCTGGAGGGTGGCAATGACTGAGATCACCCGCTACAAGCTTGACGCTGCCTTCGCGCCGCTGAGCAAGTTCGATCATCTCGCCAAGCCTAATGATTTCATCGAAGTCTCGCTATGGCACAACGGCGAAGGCTTTGATGCTCACCTGAGCAGCCATGCCGAGCAAACCATCAGGCTCTCGTGGAGAGAGTTCAAAGCGCTGAAGAAACTCATCAAGGAGCTGGATCAATGACTGACTTTCGTGCGCTGTGCGCTGAGCTGGTTCACCTCAACGAAGTGGAGGTAGATGACTGGACACGTAAATGGGCGGATGTTGTAAAGCGCACTAAAGCCGCCCTAGCCCAGCCCGAGTCGCAGGATGTTGACCCATGGCCGATGCCAGGTGACGCAGAGGGCCTGGCAGAAGTGTTCTGGGGCCGTTACGACCAGCCCGAGCCGCAGGGGCCGACGGATGAGGAGATCTTGGCGCTGTCTCAAGAGCATGGAGTTTCGTACACCAGGCTCAATGGCGGCGTGATTTATGGAAGGCCGGAAGGGTATGACATGCGTGACGACGTATTGTCCTTTGCCCGCGCCGTCCTCGCCCGCTGGGGCCGCCCCGCCATCGAGCCCAAGCCGCAGGGGCCGAGCGAGACAGCATGGGCTCTTGCTCAGTTGCTAGACGGCGTTCAGCGGCACGACCTGCCGAACATGACCGGGCTCTCTGATTCCGATTGTGACCGTATCTGGGCCGCCCGCCCCGCCACTACCGAAGAGCAACAATGACTGACTACCAGTCCACGTTGCTTTCTGCTGTCTTGATTCTTTTCATCGTTGCTTGGTACTTCAAATGACTGACTTTCGTGCGCTGTGCGCTGAACTGGTTGCAGCACTGAAGGAGTGGACTGAGTACGAGCAACCCTGCACAACGGAAGACGAAACGGATCTCGCTCAGGCAAGGCGGCTAGTGCAACGCGCCTACGCCTTGCTGGCCCAGCCCGAGCCGCAGGGGCCAACGGATGAGGAGCTAGAGGATTTCGCACTGCAAAATGGTGGTGGCTATTTCAACTGCGACTGCCAGGAAGAAGCTGACATTCTCACCCGGAAACACATGAGCAACTATCGCGCCGTACTCACCCGCTGGGGCCGCCCCGCCATCGAGCCGGTGCCGGTGAGTGAGGGGATGCCTGGCCCGGAGGATGTAAACGACGATGGCGAAGTATGGGTCGAAGAGCCCGCTTACGATTATCCGTTGGGTGACACTGGCGATTACGACAGCGAGCCCGGCAGATGGGTGCTAAAGCCGCTCTCGTCCCTTGATAAGCGCTTCAAACGACGCTGGCTCCCCCACTCGGCGTTGCCGGTGCCTGGGGTGGAGGGTGCCGATGGCTGACGCCCTGCTTGCCCTCGCCCTACTGCTCGCCCTCGGCGCAGCGATTGAGCTGTGCATCAAGGCGATCTTCGTGCGCCTGCTGCCGTTGCTGCTGAGGTTGCCCTGAAGCCGCTCCAGCTGTACCGCGTGGCATTCAGCCATGCCACACCGCTCCACCTGATGGCCCGTGACCTTGCGCACGCCATCACCAGCGCCAAGGAACTATGCCCCGATACCCAGTTCCTGAGCGCCACGCTGGTGCCTGAATGGGACGAAGCCAATGACACTCAAAAGCGGTAATCTTCGGTAACCATCAGTAAGCATCGGGCTGTGGTCCACCGCAACGCCTCCATCGTCGACGGCCTCCGCGAGGGCGAACGAATGGCCGCCGAACTTCTCGCCCGCGGCAAAACCTGCAGAGAAGTATCGCGCGCCTTAGGTATAGCAGAAAAGACCCTCTATAACTGGCGCAAACGCCCCGCCGTTCAACGTGCTATCTACGCCCTCCAGCAAGAGCTGATCGACATCTCCGAGTCCAAAGGACTCGCCCTGATGCCAGACGCCATCGCCACGCTGACCTCGATCATGCACGACGAGAACGCCCGCGCCAGCGACCGCATCGCCGCCTCCCGCGCCTTGCTGAACGGCGCCGCCGCCTACCAGGAGCGCAAGCTGCTGGAGCGCACCGTGTCGGACCTGGAGTCGCAGATCTACGGCCTGATGCAGATCCCCGAGGAGGACGGCCCCGAGCTCCTGCCCTCCGCCGACCCCGCCGACCCCGAGGACGCCTAAGGCCCTGCGCCGATGACCTCCTCCCTCTCGCAGCTCCAGCGGCGCGCCGACCGCCTCCGCCTCGAGCTGGCCCGCCGCGCTGCCCGCGCCGCGAATTTCGACCCGGCCGTACCGCCAACCAAGCTCCCCGGCGTCGATGACTGGCCGTCGTTCGCACGACGCACCTGGATCCGCACGGCCGGCACGGTGGCCCCTTTCGACCCGTACCCCTACCAGGAGGCCCTGGTCCGCTCAATCAACGCCCACCCCAACACGATCATCAACAAGTCGCGCCAGATGGGCGCCTCAGAGACGGTCTGCTCCTACCTGCTGTGCCGTGCCCTCACCGAGCGCGGATTCGCCGCCGTGGTCTTCTCCAAGACGCAGCAGGACGCCTCCGAGCTCGGCCGCCGAGTGCGCGCCATGGCCAACAGCATCGAGGGCGAATCGATCCGCTACCTGACCGACAGCAACACGCAGATCGCCATCGAGGGGCGCGGCACGCTGTACTTCCTGCCGGCGTCGCCCCGCGCGGCCCGCGGCATCCCCAGCTGCTCCGTCCTGTTCATGGACGAAGGCGCGTTCCTTGACGGCGCTGCCGAGATCTACCGAGGCGCCATGCCGACCCTGTCGATGGTGGGCGACGCCGCCAAGGTGATCGTCACGTCAACCCCCGACACCGAGCTTGACTGGTTCGGCCAGCTGTGGCACCAGGGCACGCCGGTCGACTGGTACGACTACGTGCGCCGCCACGAGATTGCCGCGCTGAACACAGCCCTGGCCGAAGTCCAGGACTCCTGGAACCGGGTCGCGATCCACTACAGCCAGCATCCGATCTACGGCGCCGACCCGCAGTGGGCGCAGCGGACCCGCGAGTCCCGCCGCATGACCCAGGCCGCATGGGACAGCGAATACGAGCTGGCCTTCGGTGCGACCGACACCCAGATCTACCCAACAGACCTGATCCGCCGCGCCACCCGCGGCCACTGGCGCGAGTGCGGCTCGATCGGCCGCACCTACGTGATCGGCATCGACCCGAACGCCGGGGGCAACGACTACTTCACCGCTCTGGTGCTGGACATCACCGCCACTCCCTACGAAGTGGTGGCCATGTACCACGAGAACGGCAAGAGCACTGATTACAGCTTGCGCCATGTGAAGTCACTCATTGAGGATTACCTACCCGAGCGGGTAATCGTGGAGAAGCAGGCGATGGGAGCTGTGATCGCAGAGGCGCTCGCCAACATCCTGCCCAACTATGCTATCGAGACGTTCAGCACAAGCCGCCCCAGCAAGGTAGTAGCAACCGACCGCATCCTTTACTACCTCGAGCGTGACGAGCTGATCTTCCCGAATGGCGCCATCCCCAACGAACTCCGCGCCTTCCAGCAGAAGGAATCCGGGTCCCGCGAAGCAGCCTCAGGCGCGCATGACGATACTGTGATGGCGTTGGCCTTCGCCTGCAGCGCCGTCCCCGAGACCCCGAATACTGCGGGGTTCTTCGCACATATTTAATTGTATAATCAACCCGACCAAGTCCAACACCAGGGGGTCTAGCTATCTGGTGAAAGCAGCCGACTCATAATCGGCCTCAGGCGAGTTCGATTCTCGCGACCCCCATGCAACTACGCCGCTCGGGGAGAGTGGAGCCACAGCCAGATGTCCGCCTCCCGCTCCGGATCCCAGAACGCCTGAGCGCGAAACCAGCGAACCCAGTCGATCTCCGAGCCCTTGGCCCGGTTGCAATCCGCGCAGGCCGCGATCAGGTTCTGCGCGACCGTGTGCCCACCTTTGCACCGAGGGCGGACGTGATCGAGCGTGCCCGCCGGCCTACCGCAGTAGGCGCATAGGCACTTCCAGGAGTCGAGGATCCCCTGCCGGAACCGCAGCTTGGCGAGACGCTTCGAAAGGAGGACGGATCCATCGATGTGATGGTCCACCATGCGCCGAATGCCGCTTACCCAGCGTATGGACCCCCCGAGCACGCGTAGAACCGACTCTAAGTTTTTGTATGTAGAGGCTAAGTTCTTGCGCCCAGACTCTAAGTTTTTATGCCTTAAAGCTGAGTTTCTCTCGATTTTTCCCGACTTCTGCGACTGACAAGAATTCAGCCTCAACTCGTAGACTGTGCGTATTGCCCCCCGCCCACCCCTGCCGTGGAGCCGCTTGAGTCCGATAAATTCCGGAACGATATAAGTACTAACAGGAATGACGGCGCACTTGTCAACGTCCTCACCGGCATGGGTGTGAGTGGCAAAGACAAGACAACAGCAACCTCCGTCGGCTCCAGCTACCTCCTAACGCAAGGCGAACTCGAAGCCCTCTACAGCCACGGTGTCCCACGTCGTTACGTCGACGCTATCGCCGATGAGATCCTTCGCCACCGAGCCACAATCACGATCGGCGGCGACGACCCCAACGCCCAGGACGTCATCACCGGCTTCGAGGAGTACCTGAAGGTCACGCAGTTCCACGCGTCCTTGTCTGAGGTGATCAAGCTGCAGCGCCTCTACGGTGGCGCCGGCCTCGTGCTGCTCATCGACGACGGCCTCCCCGAGGACGAACCCGTCGATGCCACCCGCATCCGCTCGGTCCGCGGCTACGTCCCCCTGTCCCGCCACGAGCTGATCCCCGAGGACTTCACGATCACCGACTGGTCCAAGCCCAGTCACTACCGGATCACAACAAGTCAGCGCATCACCCCGGAGCAGGACGGCCCATACGTCAACGTCCGCATCCACAGCTCACGCGTCGCCCGGTTCGACGGCCTGTACCTGCCCTGGCGTGTCCGAGCGCGGAACACCGGCTGGGGCCACAGCGTTCTGCAGCTGATCTGGGAGTCGTTCAAGCGCTACGAGTCGGCCATGTCGGGCCTGGAGTCGATGACCTCCGACGCCGACCTGTTCGTCCACAAGATCCCTGGCCTGTTCCAGCGGATCGCCTCCGGCAACGAGAGCGACCTGCGCAAGCGCCTGGAGGCCAACAACCTCAGCCGCTCGGTGTACGGCGGCATGGTGGTCGACGTCGAGGAGGACCTGCAGTTCCTCAATCGCGCCCTGGCCAACATCGCGACCGCAACCGATCCGTTCGTCAAGGATCTGCAGGCCGCCACCGGCTGGCCCGCCTCCATCCTGATGGGCGACTCCCCCGGCGGACTCGGCAAGGAGGGTCGCTTCGAGGAGCGCGTCTGGGCCTCGCTGGTCGAGCAGTGGCAGGAGGTGTACTGCCGCACCCCGGTCACCGAGGTGTTCTCCTACATCCTCGCCGCCCGCGAGGGCCCGCTTCGCGGCAGGCCGCCGGCGTCCTGGGCGACCCACTTCCCCTCGGTGTTCACCCAAACCGACGAGGAGAAAGCCGCCCTGCGCCTGCAAATGGCCCAGGTCGACGCCCAGTACGTGAACCTCGGCGTCCTCAACGCAATTGAAGTACGTGAATCCCGTTTTGCCGGAACGGAGTACAGCATCGAGACCACGCTGAACGAAGTCGTTTCGGAGCAGCTCGTCACGCAAGCCGACGCGTCGTTCCAGAGCCAGATGATGGGCTACGAAGCGCAGGCCCAGGCGCTGCAGAACCCGCCGGCGCAGGAAGCGCCACCACCCGAGGCCGGAGCTCCCCCCGAGGCCGACCCGGCCGCGAAGCGTCGCGACGTCTTCGACAACTACGAGGCGCACGGCCTGCGGATCCGCGTCACGCACACGGCCGGTGAGATCCGCGCCGGCCACCTTGTTGGACCCGACGGTCAGCGCACCGACTCCAGCGCCAACGCACCGCTGATGGTCTTCGGCCCCAACCGCTCGCGCAGCTACAAGCTGTACCGCGCTCGGTTTGATGCGGCGGACGGCGCCCTGCTCGAGGGCCCCTATGTGACGGGCTTCGCCTCACTGCGCACAGCCAAGCAAGGCGTGGCCGCTCTATTCCCTCGGCAGAATGTGGCAGGGCTGTCCCCCGTCCCCGAGGGCGAACTTGAAGCCCTCCGCGCCGGATGGGAGGTGTACTGATGGACAACCAGCACCCCCTGACGCCCGAAGGCTTCCGCACCGCGGCGTACCTGGCCGCCCGAGAGCGGTTGGACGCACGCAAGACCACGCGCAACGTGCAGTGCAACCCACCCAACGTGCGCTGCGGCAATCGCTGCATTCCGCCGACGTGGGACTGCCGACTCAAAGGTCAAGGCGCTGATCCACATCTGCGTGCGGTCAAAACCGATCCGCTCGGTGGACTTGCCAACATCCAACGCGGCTTTGGTCGCATCAGCAAAGGCATTGTAAAAGGCAACTTCTCAGAAGTTGAAGGTGGTAAGCGCGCGATCATCCGAGGCTCGGTCAAGATCGCCCCAGGCAATATCCAGCAGAAGAAAGAACTGCAGAAAAAACTGGAAGATCGCACGCGCGCAATCGGCATCGGCCTCGCCGTAGTAACTGGCGGCTTAGGCATCCACGCGTTGCTGATGAAGAGCGATACCTTTGGTTACCGCAATGGTGTCGGCGCCAACATCAACAATGCCACGCGGCTTGGTGTTAGCCGTGTACTGGACGCCATCCCAGGCATCGGCTCCAAGCGAGCGCGGGTACGCGCAGCTGTTTCGACTGGCGTTCAAGAGCAGCTCACCCGCCAGGCCAACCCCGCCTCAGCAGTTCTGACCGGCCAGCTTGCGCGGACTCAGGTCACCGGCGCTGATGCAGACGCCCGAACCAACCTCGTGCAGGCGCTGCAGACCGTCAACGGCAAGCATGGCGGCGCAAACTCCGACTTCGACGCCTGGAACCGGGAACATCAGAGCGCCTTCTGGGGTGTGACGCGTGTCGAGAACGGTGTAGGGCTTACTGGTGACAAACGTGCAAGCGTCTTTGCTCGCCCTGCTACTGATGAGTTCCTGGCGCGGCAGTTCGGCCTCCAGGGGGACGATGTACTCACAAGTGGTGCGATTAAAGACGCAGTAGAGCGCCGCCTCGGTGAGTACAAGTCCGATCTCCTCGATCTAGCGCAACAGCAGGGCTACCGAGTGACGAGTGTACGAGGTGGTGCTCGCACGCTTGCCCCCGCTGATCAACGTACCTTCATCCAGGGAGTAGTACGAGGCACACTGCCTACAGGTCAGAGCAATAATCGTGTGCGCACACAGCTCACACAAAGCCTAGAAGAGATACTAACAAATAGCCCCAAGACCCGAGCCAGAGCTGTCTACAACGAAACATTTGGTACTTTCAATGATTTCTACACGTCAAGAGCATCCGCTATCGAGAATGCCTCTTCCTCCTCATTTTTCTCGCGTGAAATGCGGCGCGCGGGGGTGGAACAGACAGTGATCGACGGGCGTCAGGCGCGCGCGCAGTATGTCCTCGGGCTGGTGCGCCCCGGCAGCCAGGTCCAGGGCCCATCTCACGCCGAACTCGCGTTGCGCGAGTACCACGCTCGTGAAGTGGCGCGCACGCCCCGCAGCATGTACACCATCAGTGATCGCCTGGCGATCTCCGCCGCCTCCGAGATCGAGGGGCGCACTGTCGGCCGAAGCGAGGCATTTCAGATCCTGGAGCGTGAGGGCTTCACCGGCGCGGTCCCCCGCACCCAGCCGGCGCGCCAGCGCCAACGCCCCTCCACCGAGGGCGAGGCCGCCTACCAACTGATGCGACAGAACCCCGGCATGACGTTGGAGGCAGCCAGGCGCGAAGTGAAGCGCAACCGCGGTGATGCCGAGCTCGTCCGCACGGCCACGTACCTGGCCGCCCGCGCCGATTTCAAGGAGAACCCCCGCCTGGGAAAGCCTTGCGGCGCCTCGCACATCCCGAAGGCGCATGAGTGCCGGAAAGGCGAAGGCGCTGATGCCCCCTCGCCTGCAACTCAGGCTACGGATCGCCGGAAAAAGGCTGCGGTCATTGCCGCGGTAGCCGGCGGTGCACTGGCCATAGCCGTCGCGGGCAGTGTCGCCTACAACCTCAAGAACATCAGCGACCCGACCAAAGCCCCCTTAGCAGCCAGCCCGTCCATCAAAGATCTGACTCGTCAAATGAAGAAGGAGTCGGGGTTCAAATCCACAAGTGAGGCCATGGGGTATTATTATACTCAAAAGTCTGGTCTCAAGCCCGGAGACGTTGTCTACTTCAGGCATGAAAAAGACCCAGCCGCCCACTTTGGAATCTACCTAGGCGAAGGCAAAGACGGCGTAGTTCGCGCCGTAATTGCCAACACCAAAGAGTCTCGCTTCAGCTGGACAGACATTGCCGAGATCGGCACGACGAAACCCGGTGTCAAGACATCTCAGGCCGCGATGACGCCCCTGCAGAAGGCCCCGAAGCCCGGCTTCGCCGACACACGCGGCGTGTCTTTCACAAACGAAGAAGTTGTTAAGCGTGCCATCCGTATTGCGGGAACCGACTACAAGTTCACTCTGACTAAGGACAACTGCGAAGCTCTGGCAAACGGTATTGCTTACGGCGTCCCTGAATCCGAGCAGCTACAGCGGTTTCGCCGTGCCACCCGCGCCGTTGTCGACATCGCAGTGACGCGCGACCAACGGCGTGAAGCTCGTGAAGCCATCTACAGAGGTAAGGCCCAAGGCCGGAGCTACAGCGCAGCCCAGTTCGTCACCTTCTTGGAGGGCAAGCGTGAGTTCAGCTCCCCCATCGGGCGTGATCTGTCTGCGCAGTATGCCCAGTACTTCGAGCGAAGCCGCACCGATGCCGAGGACGCACCCACCCTCGGCCTAATCCCGGTCTCCGAATTATGGAGTCGCATCGAGTCCTACGGCCCCGTCATCCGCGCCCAAGCTATGGGCGACTACCTGTTCCTTCAGCGCACCCTGGTTGAAATCAATCGTGGAACTCCTTGAGCGCTACAACCGCCTCCTCCACACCTCCGAGAGCGGCACCATCACCATGCTCAACCGCGTCCTCGACGCGAGTTTCAACCGCCTGGTCCGCCGCGCTCGGGTGCACATGCAGGCGGGCTACAACGACCCCGCCCAACGCAACCTGGCCCTGTTGCAGGAGTTCCGGATGCTGGTGCCGTCGTTCAACCCCAACGCCGTGGACGGCTACGACCGCATCCTGCGCAACCTCGTGGGCACCGCCGGGCGCTTCGGTATCACCGTCGCCGATGAGCTCACCGGTCAGGTGAAGACCGGCCCGCGGGTCGACGTCTCCATTCCGCTGGAAGCGACGATCGCCGCCGCCGGCCAGGCCAAGGGCTACCTGCGCCGCCACGGCGAGAAGTTCGCCGAGACCGCGGCCGAGACCGTCGCCCAAGGCATCGCCGAAGGCCGCCCCACCGACGCCATGGTGCAGGACATGCGCTCTCGGCTCGGTGTGGTGAAGTCCCGCGCTGAAGCGATTGTCCGCACCGAGTCACTGCGCGCCTACAACGACGCCTCGAACACGTACTACGCCGCGCAGGGCATCGAGCTGGTGATGTACTACGCCACTGCTGACGACAGGCTTTGCCCGTTCTGCGCCCCGAGAGCGGCCCAGATCTACCGCCGCGCCGAGATCAAGGTGCCGCTGCACCCGCGTTGCCGGTGCTACCTCGCCCCGTGGGACGCCGACGTGGCCTCGATGGACCCGGACTACGCAGCTATGCGGAAAACGCATAAGTCCGACGTCGCCAAAGCATTCGCCAGCGCCGGCACCGAGCCTGTTTCTCTCAACAAGGCCGCGGTGTTCGAGCAACTCGCCCCAACGCCGCTGTCCTAGGCCGGAACTGGTTCTTACACTGGCCTATCACATCCTGGGCGGCGTCGCCCTACTGCTATGCCCGCCGCCACCAAGAAGCGCCCACCGATGGAGATGGAGCCCGGCGAGGGCAAAGCCCACGAGAGCGCCGAATCCGCTGCTGAAGAGACCCGCGAAGGCGCCGAGCCCGACGACGCCCCGAAGGCCAAGACCAACCGCAAGCGCAGCGCGAAGAATGCCAAGGCCACCAAGGCTCCGATGGACAGCGACTGCAGCTGTGGTGCGGCGAAAGGCAAAAAGTGCTCCTGCGACGGCGGATGCGGTAGCGGCTACGCCAAGAAGATGGACCGCAACGACGCCCTGACCCCTCAGGAGTACCTCGCCGCCTGCGACCTCGGCATCCAAGGCCGCAGCCGTGCCTACATCCGTTCCCGCCTCGACACCGCCATGAATCTCACTCCTTCCACCGTCCGCAACGATCTCAAGTGCGGCAATGGTTCCATCTCCGAGGGCGAAAAGTGCACAAAGGGAGCCGCTCAGAAGGTCGATCCGAAAGCAGAAGCAAAGAAGGAGTTCAGAAATTTGATGAACAATCCTACTGCAGCTTTTGAATTCAGCAGAGCCCGAGGTTCTACCAAAGGAGTTGGTAACAAGATCAAGGTCGCCGGTGAACTCGCCGCCCGTGTCGGCGGCGGGTTCGCCCTCGGTGCCGGCTTGGTGCAGATTTCTGAAGGCGCTATGCGTGGCAACCTCGGGGAAGTCAGTCGCGGCTACCGCAACATGCAGCTCGGCGCCGCCGCGACTCATGTGGCAGCTGCGAGTAAGGCCGGTCGTATGGGCAAAAAAGAACTCTCGAAGGAGTTCCTGAAGAGTGCGGGCCGTCAGGCAGCCATCGGCGTAGGCCAGGAAGCTGCCATTGGCGCATACGCCGGCTTCAAGCGCGCCGGGGGAGCAGCGGGTATTGGCCGCAACGCACGCCGTGCCTACCAGGGCACACGCATGCGCACCTCCGGCATGGGCTCCACCCCACGCGGCACGGGCTGGGCCTCGAGCGCCTACGACCGTCCACTGCCTGGGCGCCGCGACTCCGTCTACGCCAACGGCTTCTCCCCCGAGCTCGACCAACTCGCGATCTGAGCCGTGGTACTTACTCCGACTTTAGTACGCAGCGATGTTTTCATTGGCAACAAAAAGCTGAACTGCGGTCCTGGCTCCAAGCCCTGTGGCAACGCCTGTATCCCCAAAGACCACAAGTGCAGGGCTTCGTGGAACAAGCCAGTCAAGCTGGCCGCCGGCGCAGCGGCTCTTACCGGGGCCGCAATCGTCGGCACTGCGTTTCTCCACCCGAGAGCGAACATGCGCAGCGCCGCTCGTTCTGTGATCGACCCGACCCTGCAGACCGGCTTCGGCATAGGCAATGTGGCCCGTGGCAACTGGGCCGGTGCTGCGAAGAACGCCGCCAACGTGGCAGCTACAGGCCAGGATCTCGGTAAGAACCTAGGCACCCTCGCTAAGGGCTACGGCACCGACATCAAAGGGGCAGTCAACCGAGGGCGTAACGCTGCGTTCAAGTGGCGCAATCACCGCCCCGCAAAGCGTCGCGACTCCGTCTGGGCCGAGGGCTTCGCACCATGACGCTCACCCCTGCCTCGCTCCGCCTCGACGCCCCCGGCCGCGCCTGCGGCCAGGGCTTCATCTCCGCTGGCAAGACCTGCCGGCAAAAAGGCGCCTTCCCGACGGGCAAGGCCATCGCCGCGGGTCTAGGTGTGGCCGCCCTCGGTGTCGGGGCTTATGCGTTGTCCCGGCGTGGCAAGGGCGCCGCAACCTCCAGCAGCGGTGGCAGTTCCCCCTCCGGCCCTCCGCGCCTTCCGGGTCTGACACCTCGCGGTCTCCTCGCCGCCGCACCCCCGCGCAAGTCCAAGACCCAGCGCATGCGCGAGAACACCGCCGCCGCGGTGCGCAACGCCGAGGGTGCCATCGCTCAAACCGCCCGCGAAGAAGTCCGCCGCGTCGGCCAGATCGGCAACACCATGGCCACCGCCGGTGAAGCTGCGGGCATGGCCACCAAGACCACCCTGCGCGAACTCCGCCTGCGCACCGAGGCCGCCCGTCGTCGCTTTGAGCCTGGTTATCGCGCTCCGGACCAGCGCCGACTGCCCGGTGGGATCCAAGCCCAACTCCCCCAGAGCAACCAGCAGCCGGAGACCATCCCCTTCGACCCCCGCACTGGCCAGCCACGCCGGCGCAAACCCCGAGGCTTCGGTCGCACCGACAACTTCATCCAGCACTACGCCCCAGTCCTGCTGCAGCCGCCGACACGCCGCGACGCTGAGGACGGCAAGAAGTACGCCAAGACCGTCACCAACCCCGAGACCGGACGCAAGAACACCGTCCGCTATGGCGCCAAGGGCTACAAGATCGCCCCCGGCACGGACAAAGGCGACCGCTACTGCGCCCGCAGCTTTGGCGACATGAAATCCGAGGGCTACGACTGCTCCGGCGCTGAGCGCAACACGCCGCTGTGCCTCTCACGGGCGAAGTGGAAGTGCTCGGGCAAAGCCAGTCGCCGCTCCTGAGCAGACTGAGGTGAAACCCGCCCATCCCCCCGAGCACGCCTTCACCCGCCTGTGGTTCTGGAACAGCGCCGGCGCTCAGACTCTGCTGTGCCCAGTGCACGAAGCTGCAGACATCAAGCGCCGCCTAATTGCCGAAGGTGCCGTTGTCTGGCACACAGAAGTGTATAACGCCTAGATCCCTACAATCAACTGCTCCAAAGTAATCCTGTACAACTCAGCCAAAGCAAACAGCTTACTAATCGATACCTCAATCTCACCATGTTCCAACCTGCTGTAAGCAGCTTGGCTGACTCCTAGCACCTCTGCAACTTGCATTTGTGTCAGTCCAGCAGTAATACGCAGCATACGAATTCTGCGACATAGCTCCAGCTGCCTGTGAATGGCCACACCGCTGACTCGCTCACCGTTTAAGGCTACTCACTACACCGAAACCACGTAATCTGACGCCATGGAAACGTCTGTTTCTCGTTACGACTTCGCGCCCATCACGGGAAGCGAAACCACCGAGGAGGGTTACCTCCGCGTCTGGTGTCGTGCGGCGCGCACGGGGACCCAGCTCTACCGACGTGCAGACGGCTCTCAAGTTCGGGAATACCGCCCGCCGGAGGAGGTCAGCAACCCTGACTCCCTCACGACGTTCGGCATGAAACCCGCGACCTGGGGCCACCCCCCGGTCCTGCTCGATTCGGCGAACACCAAGCAGTTCCAGATCGGCTACTCCGGTAGCCAGGTCCGGTACAACGACGGTTTCGTCGAAGTCGCCCTGGTTGTCACCGACCAAGACGCCATCGAGAAGATCAAGCGCAAGGACGCCACCGAGGTGTCCGCCGGCTACAAAGTCGACTTCGACCCCACCCCCGGTCTTACCCCCGAGGGCGAGGAGTACGCCGGCGTCCAGCGCAACATCCGGGTCAACCACATCGCCATCGTTCCCCGCGGCCGGGCTGGCCCGGAGGTTCGACTCCTAATGGATCGCATGGATGCGGCCGACGCCGTCTCCTTCGATCCCGAGTGGATCCGCGACAGCGGATCGGCGCTCCAGCCCTGTCAACCTGCATCTCCCGTTATGGCCACCGTCAAACTCGACGGCCTGGAGATCGATCTGCCCGCAGAAGCAGCCACCGCGGTCCAGTCCTTCGCACGGGACATGGGGCGCCAACTCAAAGCTGTGACTGACGAGCGCGACGAGCTTTCTTCCAAGCTCGACGCCCTCCAAGCAGATCTCGACTCCCTCTCCTTCGAGAAAGAAACCGCTGAAGGCCGCGCCGACGCCCTCGAAGAGCGCCTGGCCGAAGTCGACGCCGGCGCAAGTCGCATCGACACCGCCGAGCTCGACCAACTCGTCGCCGCCCGCCTCGCCACCCTGCAGAAGCTGGCTCCCGCATTCGCCGAAGACTTCCACTTCGACGGCATCGACGACGCCGCTCTGTACACCCAAGCCTTCGAGAACCTCACCGGCTCCGCCCCCCGCGAAGACGCTGAGCCCGCCTACATCCAGGGCGTCGTGGAGGGCATCCTTGCCGCTCGCGCCGACTCCGAGGACGGCGACGAAGAGGAAGGCGATGACACCGAGGACGCCGGCGACGGCGAAGCCAAGGAAGACTCTGCCGACCGCGCCGACAGCACCGCCAACCTGCGCGATGCCCTCAAGGGCGCCGGCCGCAGTCCCGCTTCCCCGGTGGACACCTACCGCGCGAAGCAGGCGGATGCCTGGAAGCGTCCCCTCACTGCCACCAAGTAAGGAGCTCCTGCCATGCCCGTTACGTTCACCCCCACCACCGTCACCAACCCCTCCGGCGCTCAGGGCAGCTACCCGCTGCGCGAGGCCGTAGGCCACGAGGGCGGCATTGCTGATCTGCAGGCTTATGTCTGCCGCAGCTACCGCAACCAGTCCGGCGCCGCGATCCCGTTCGGGAGCCTGGTGATGACGGACAACGCCCCCACCACCAACGATCCGTACGCCGTTGAGCTGGCGACCGGCATCACCCTGATTCAGGGCATCGCTGTCCACTCCCTGGTCACTGAGGGCACCACCCTCGGTGCTGCTTACACCCCGATCCCGACTCCTTACTTCTCCGACGGCCGCATCGGCTATCCGGACAAGGAGACCGTCAACGTCGTCTCGAAAGGCGTTGTCTGGGTGTTCTCCGTCGATGCAATTGCACTCGGCGACGCGGTCCGCTTCTACAAAGCCGACCACTCCGGCACAACTGCTGGCGCCTTCCATGGCCGCTTCGGCAAAACCGCCGTGGCGACGAAGACTGTTGCAGTCGCAGGCGCACGCTGGCTGTCGGAAACCACTGCCGCAGGTCTGGTTCTCCTCGAGCTGGACATCCCCGGTCAGACCTACACCGCCGACTGACGGAGACCCTCCCCCATGACCACCGAAATCCGCAACGACGAGGTCGGCGTCTTTCTCGCCCGTGAGCTTGAGACCATTCTCAGCCGCACGTTCGAGGTCGAGTACGCCGACATCAAGTACAGCCAGCTGATCCCGATCTCCACCGAGGTCGGTCCTGGCGCTGACTCCTTCACTTATCGCGTCTTCGACAAGCAAGGCTCGATGAAGGTGATCAGCGACAAGGCCCAAGACCTGCCCCGCGCTGACGTGCTCCGCAAGGAAGTCACCCTGCCGGTTCGCAGCATTGGTGGCTCCTTCGCCTACACCATCCAGGAAACCCGTGCCGCCGCCATGGTGCCCGGCATGAACCTGGAGCAGCGCCGCGCCAACGCTGTGCGCCGGGCCTACGAGGAGAAGATGCAGGAGATCGCCTACTTCGGCGACGCTGCCTCGGGCATGAAGGGCTTCTTCAACAACGACCAAGTCGACAAGCTTGTCCCTGACAAGTGGTTCGATGGTGGCAGCACCACCACCGACGAGATGCTGTCGTTGCTGAACGAGGTGCCCACCCGCCTCGTGCAGAACTCCAACATGAAGGAGATGCCCAACACGATGCTGGTGCCCTACAACGTGTACCGCATCATCTCCACCACCCCGAGGTCGACCACCTCGGACACCACCGTGATGGAGTTCTACCTGCGCACCAACCCGATGATCACGGCGATCGAGCCCATCAACGAGCTCGAAGCCTCCAAGTCGGGTGGCGCCCTGTCCAAGGACCGCATCCTGGTGTACGACCGCAGCCCGGACAAGCTGCAGCTGCACGTCCCGCAGCCGCTGGAGTTCCTGCCTCCTCTGCGTCAGGCCCTCGAGTTCACGGTGGCCGCCCACGCCCGCGTTGGTGGTCTCTCGCTCTACTACCCCAAGAGCGCGATGGTGCTGGAAAAGGCTTGATCTTTCTCGCCTTTTCCCACCTACCCTGAATGGGTTGCACTGTTCTTCACACCTAGTCATGATCATCGTTTACCGCCCTGAACTTGAAAACCCTCCGATGGACAAGGAGTGCACCATCGGCTTCTCGTTCGTCGATGGCGGCGGCCTTCCTGATCACATCCAAGTCACCTCGGGCGTCACCCGTGACTTCCCCGAGGACACCTGGGACAGGATCAAGGACTACGACGTGGTCAAGAACCTCCTCTCCCTCGGCGCCCTGCGCGTCCAGGACGAGGAGCCCGCGGCCGAGGCCACGACGACCCCAGTCGCGCACGACTCCATCGCCGACCTGCCCCTCACCGAGGCCATGAACCTCGTGGAGGCCAGCTTCGACCTGGACCAACTGCGCCGCTGGGACGCCAAGGACTCCCGCATCCGGTTGAAGAACGCCATCGCCAAGCGCATCAGCGCCATCACTGAAGGCAACGGCTGATGGCAGTCCCCACGTCCAGTGCCTTGCTCCTCCGCTTCCCCGAGTTCGGCGAGCAATCGCTCTCGGTGGTCGAAGGGGCGCTGACCGAGGCCGGGCGTTCCGCTCCGGTCACTACGTGGGGAACTGTCCACACCGAAGCCGTCAGCTACCTGGCGGCCCATCTGCTCGCCACCCGGACGATGCAGATCGGCCAACAGGTTGGCTCACCCTCCGGCACCCCCATGGGCACTGGTTTCGCCACCACGCTCTACGGCCAGGAGTACAAGCGGCTGCTCGACAGCCTCCCTCTCAGCGGCTTCGCCCTCTGACCATGGCAATCCCGGCAAGCACGGTTTCCGCCTACGCGCCTTGGGGTAATGCCCAGCTGGCGTTTGAAGTGGGCACCGGTTACGCCGCCACGGATGCCGCCACGGGCAACGCGGTCCAGGCCACTGAGGTGATCGAGTACCTCGCCGCCCTCAGTCTCCAGGCCCCAAATTGGAAGCCCGAGAGCGGCGTCGATGGCACGACCTACGCCTGCCGTGGTCGCCTACTGAGCCCGGCAACCCTCGACCCGCGGATCACGAACGGCGCGCAAGCCGAAGCCGTGGTCAACGGCTACCGCGGGCGCTTCGAGCTGGTCTTCGACCTGGCAATGGACGCAGCTCACCGCCGCGACCTGCGCCAGTCGATCGAAGGCACGTTCCGCGTCGTCGGAGGTCCGACCTGATGCCCGCCCCCAAGCGCCAACTCAGCCAGGCCCTCGAGAACGCCACCGCGCAGGCGGTGCGCCAACTCGGCACCTGGCTCGACGCCCGCTTCACCCAGGAGATCTCCGAGGTGAAGTGGCCCTACCCGACACCTCCCAAGGTGCGGGACATCGTGGACACCGGCCGCCTGCGCGCCAGTCAGACACGCGTCGTCAACTCTGACGGCTCTGTGACTTTCACCTGGCCCGTGGAGTACGCCAGCCAAGTCCACGAGGGCGGAGTCTCCACCGAGGGGCTTCGCTTTCCCGGCCGACCCTGGACGAAGGCCCCTCTCGAGGAGGCCCCGGCCAAGTTCGGCCAGCTGTTGCGCTCCGCCCTGGAGGCACAGCAATGACGATCTCGACGGCCTACCCACCGGTCACGCTGCTGCGCAGCAACCTTGAGCGCTACGTCCTCGACCTGTTCGAGGCCAATAGCTCCACTCTCAAGGCGTACACGGCATGGCCCGGCTACTACACGCTGCCTGACCGTAGCCGCATCCCCGCGGTCTACGTCACCGGTGCTTCGATGGTCCCCTCGAACTGGACCATCACCGGCATCGAATGCGTCATCGAGGACGTCCCCACGATCACAAGCCCCGGTTCGTACACCGGCGTCCTCTCCTTTGAGAGCTGGAACGTCCGCTTCACGAACTACGGCACAAATCAAGGCACGCGCATGCCGGTTTCGATGCTCGACATCAGCCGGCGCATGGCGCGCGCCTTTCCACGGGACCCAGTCACGTACATGGCCCGGACCGAGGTCACCTTCGAGGCCCTCACGGCCCGCATCCGCGGGGCCGTTCTGAACCCCCCGATCCCCTAAGGAGTCACCACCATGGCCGACTACGCCATCGGGCTGTCGTTCCACAAGGCTCACCGGACCCTGGTCCGCGCCGTGGAACTGGTCGCCCCCGCCCGCTACTTCGCAAACCGTGACAGCGCTGGCAACATCACGCTGCCGTCGCTGGCAACCGGTTTCAGCTACATCGAGCTGCAGGGCCTGACCCAGGCCAACTTCCAGATCAACGACAACAACCAGGAGTTCCGCCTGCTGGGTGATGACGGCTGGATGGACTCGGTGATCACCGGAGCATCGGTGCAAGCCTCGTGCACGGGCTACTTCCTGCGTCAGACCGAGATCCCGAGCGGCGCCACCACGCCGAGCTACTTCGGCAACTACGACGAGGGCTTTGACCTCATCCAGCGCGCCCGCTACGACAAGAGCTTCGAGATCTACATCGAGTTCTTGAAGGAGCTGGGCCAGGCCAATGGCAGCACCGGCAACTTCATCTACGACTTCACCGGCTTCAACGCCGTCATCCAGAACTACTCCGAGAACGTCACGGCTGAAGGTCTCACCGAGATCTCCTTTGACCTGATGTCCCGCGGTCGTCCTGTGTTCGGCAAGTACGACGCCGGCTCCACCGCGCTGAACTTCGGCGCTGTGCAGGCCAGCCTGCTGTTCCTGGTGGCCGGCACCCGTCAGGTGGCCTACAGCCCCGCGGACAACACCAGTGCAGTGGTGACGTCGTCCACAGTGACGGCCACCTACACGAGCAACGGCAGCGTTGCCCTCGCTGGCCTCGCACTGGGCCAGACCGATGGTTCCGGCTTCCGTCTGGAAGTCGCCTCCTCCGGTGTGCGCGTCCCCGCGACCGTCGCCCTCGGTGGTGCCGGCACCAACGTCGTCACCCTCACCCCGAGCTCGGCACTGGCTGCGGCCACCATCTACCGCCTGAAGGTCGCCGACGGCGCCATCACGCAAGTGGTGGGTGGCGTGCGGCGCCCGATCCAAGGCGGTGTGATCGAGTTCCGGACCGCTTGATCCAGTCGAACGATCGCCCTATGGCCCCTACCAAGGGGCCTTTTTATTGCCATGAACTACGACCTGCTCGTCGAACCCGAAACAAGCTGCGTGTACGCGGTGAACTGCCGAGTGGAGGACTCCACGCTCCACTGTGGAGCCCTCTATCTCGAACCCCAGATCCCGGACCAGCATATACGCTTAGCGTATGGCGACGCTAGATTTGAGGTTGAACTTCCGACGGAGCTGATCAACCGGCCAGACCCGTACAGGGCGTGGCAGGTTGCTCTACCACTACGCGATGAGCAAGTACGCCAGCCTTCTGTTCCCGGCCGATAAGTACCACGAGATCGGACCTTTTCGTTTTCCTGTGTACAACGACCTCGTCCCTGGTGAGGCCAAACAGATCGAGGCTATTTCGCGTAAACAGTCCAGGTCGACATTCGCGTCAATCAAACTGGCGCAGCGTATTGCTAAAGACAAGAGCATCAGCACGAAAGAAGCTATCGAGCTGCTTGGCAACACCAGCGAAGAAAATCAAGACCTCCTCTACGACTACGCCGCCGAGCTCGAGGAGCTCCAGAAGAACAGTGTCGGCGCCGTCGAGCAGCAGGTTGCCTTCGTGACCCTGTTCATGCAGTACCGGGCCGAGGTCAAGCTCCCCAAGGCCAAGGACTGGCAGCGCCTTGAGGACTGGACCGAAGCCGACACCGAAGCCATGCCCTCAAAGCTGATGGAGGACGTGTTCCGCATGATCGGCTGGGAACGTGACGGCTGGCCGAAGCCCGAAGCAGAGGGAAAGCCCGAGGACGAGGAGCAGGAGTTCAGCCCTCCCCCGACGAGATCCTGAAGGACTGCGAAGCAGTTCTACGCACAGCGCCGACGGACTGGGACGCGATCTACATCCGCCTGCGCACGTCTGCGCTGAGTGACGACTTCCCCCGAGAGCGGTTCCTACGCACTCCGGTGAGCACGATCCGCATGGTGTTGCGCGAGCTCGAGCAGCGGGAGCAGGCCGAGGCGAACATGAACGCGCTGGCGACGGCGCGGCTGACACAGCTGGTGCTGCAGGTCGCGCACGGGTTCTCGGGCTCGAAGCGCCCCGCGCCGAAAGTCGCGGTCAAGGACTTCTTGCCCTACCCGGACTGGCGGCCGTCTTCAACCGCGGAGGCTCAAGGTCCGGACCAGCCGACGAAGTTCATTCTCAGCGAGCTCGGGAGAAAGCACCTGATTCCGATCCATGTGCTCGCCGCGCTGATGACCCCGCCAGATCAACGGCCGTAACATACGGCTAGCGCATAGGGAAGGTCAGTGGCTGATTTTCAGCTCAAAGTAACGGCTGAGACTCAGAACGCTGAGAAGGACTTACGACGGCTAGATAAAACAGCAAATGAAGCGACGAAAGACAGGAAAATCAAACTAGATGTACCATCAATCGGCCAAGTATCCAAAAACTTTTCTGACCTAAGTAAAAACCTTGAGACTGCTGCCAACGACATCAAGAAGTTCTATGGTGTTGCGCGGCAACTGCCCGGCATAGGGGCGCAGATACAGACTTACGAGAAGGCTGTAGCGGGGACAGCAAAGACTGCCAACGCCCTTGCTAGCAATACCAAAGCTGGCGAAATACTTACCCACAGCTTCGAAAAGGCAACAGGAGCCGTCGGAAAACTTGTCAACAATCTTGCCAAAGTAGGTTTCGCACTGTTTGGTATCAAAGAAATTGTCGGCGTTCTCCAGACTGCATTTGGCGGACTGTTCAACCAGACAATTGGGAGGGAGATAAAGTTACGTGAAACGATCCTAAAGACACAAACTACGCTTGCATCTACGGCAAAAGTATTTAGCAACGGCAAAGAGATAACTGATCCATATCAGAAGATCGTCAGTCTGACAGGTGCAGTCAGAAAGAACATCGACTCAATCCGAGAACGATCGGTCGCCCTGGCTGGAGTCACATCGGGGGAAGTCATCGAAGTCTTCGGAATCGTGGCTACTCAGATTAGTCAGATCGGCGGAGGCTTGAAGGAAGCCGAGGACTTGGCGATCAACTTTGCAGCAGCACTGGGCACCTTTGGGATCCCGCTCTACCAAGCTCGCCAGGAGATCGGGTCGATCCTACGTGGTGACATCACAATGGATTCATACCTGGCAAAGGCGCTGGGTATCACCAACGAAGACGTTGCAAAAGCAAAAACACAAGCAGGTGGACTGGTCAAGTTTCTTGAGGATAGGCTGGCTGCCGCTGTTGCTGGGCAAAAAATTGCAGCACAGGGTTTCTCTGGAATTGTTTCTAATATCAAAGATCTTGCCGAACTACTTGGGCAGCGATTCGGTGCTGCTTTGCTTGATCCGCTACTAAATGTACTAGCAGCCGTATTTGAAAATCTGTTCAGAATTAAAGAGCAGATTTTCGCCATTGCCGATGGCGCGGGTCAAGCATTCGGGCGTGTGGCAGCAATAGGTCGCGAGATACGTTCTCGTGCGGGGCTTGTCTCCCTAGGCGAGATCGGCCTGAAGGATGACTCTGGACAGAAAGCACTGAACGCCATCAAGGACGCAGTCCAGGACGTGACTGTGCTGGTCGAGGGCGCGGCCCAACGAGCAATTGGAGCAATCGCCCAGGCCATCCAGACACTGAAACCCTCTGTGGTGACAGTTGCCGACGCATTCGTCCGTCTCGGCAAAGTCTTTATTGAAATTAAGGTCGACACGTTTGAATCGCTAGCCCGAGTTCTCGCCAATCTCATAACTCTAGCCACACCACTGCTGGCGACATTCACGACACTATTCAATCTGTATAGCCGCTTCCTGGATCTGCCGGTAATTCAGGAGTTTGCGAAGCTTGCAGCAACGATGAGTCTGCTAAAGCGCGCGGGCATGGATTTCATCACAAATGCAATCTTAATTGGCAATACTTTGTTTCGCGTTGTGATTCCAGCTGTAGGCGCGCTCGGCACAGCCTTTGGAGTCGTCATCGGGGGGGTTGGAGCTGTCGTTCTCGCTCTCGGGAAACTAACACTAACCCTTGCGGGTCTGACAGCAGCTCTAGCTGGAGTTCCCGGAATTGCCGCGGGGGTTGCAAAGGCTCTAGTTGACGTGTCGAAGAACCTCGGTCAATCAGGACAACAGAGTGTTCAAGCCGGCAACAACATCAACACTTTGGCTGGGGGCTTTAAGAATCTAGGCGAAACCGCCAAACTAGCTGGCCTCAACATTGTCAAGTCGCTGGGCTGGACGCTATTGATTCAGGCCGCCGTAACGGTTGCGATAAATGCAGTCGGAGAATTCCAGAAGGCATCGGAGGACACCGCCCGCCAAAAAAGAGCTGAGCTGGCGTTGACGCGGCTGAGCAGTGTTTATAGAAATGTTGGAGATGATGCGGACTACGCAACTAAAGCTGCGCGTGACTTTGAACAACAGCTTACACAAGCTGAATACGGGCGGGCTATCGAAAGGCTTGAGGAGATACGCAAAAAACTGAATGATATGCGATACGAGGCGCAGATCGGCATTCAGACCTGGGGCGAGTTCTTTCGTATATTCGACTTAGGCAGAACGATACAACGCGCGCAGGGATTAAACCCGGTCTCAATTGATGCTGCAAAGCTGATCGGCGAAGAGAAGCGCCTGCGCGACTACCAGCGCAAGTATGAAGCCGATCAAGACAAACGAGAACTAGAGAAGAACATACAACTCCAGGCTGACAAGAGGGTCAATCTCGAGAAGGAGATCCGAGACCTGCAGCGGCAGCACCAAGATGAACTCTTCCAGCAGCGCCAGACCCTCGCCCAGAAGGAAGTCGAAATCTTCCGCGCCGCCGGCGAACTGCGCATCTTCCAGATGGAGCAGGCGAACCAGAAGCTGATCGAAGGCGAGGAAGGTGCATCCCGCGCCGCCCTCGAGTCCCTCAACAACTACCTCTCGGTCCGCGAGCGCGGTGAGCTGGAAATTGAATCAGCTAAAAAGAACCTTGCAATAGAAATCGCCAATCTGGATAAACAAATTGCAGATTACAGGCTAGATAATGAAAAGAAAATTGCCGAAATACGAAAAAGAGCTGGTGATTACGAGAAAAACATCAGTGACTATAGGCGCCAGGTGGCTGGTCAAATCGCCGCGGGTAGCGGAGGAGGGGCTGCCACATTTGGTGCCACTGGCAATGTTAAGAATGCACCAGGGTGGGTCCACGGTCACTTCCAAACAAACACTGGTACACTCAACGATTTAATACAGGATGTCATACCTGTTCTCAAAGGACTTCTTGACCAGGGAATCCCGGTCGAGTTGTCGAGTGGTGTAAAAGTACAGGGAGGCAAAGACGACAATTACTACAAGAGAATCCTCACAAGCGCGGCTCAGCAGCACAGACACAGCGGAGATGGTCGTTCCATTGACCTCTTCGTGCCCCAAGGCACCAAGGTGCCCGTACCTCTATCCGATGTTTCAGGACCCTCGGGCCGTGGTGGCATCAGCGGAGTGCTACCCGGCAGCGGTAAATCCTGGGTGGGGCACCTTGCCCCCGGATCCAAGGCTGGGGGTGCGGCCGCCGTGGCACCACCCCAAGCGCCTGATTTCTCTTCAGTCGCCGCCCCAGCTGTCGAAAAGTACGCCGCCGCTGTTCGCTCAGTAGCGTCCGCAATGGAGCGGCTGCGCGCACTGCAGGAAGCTCTCACCCAGGCGCGGACTGCCGCTGCTTTCACCGAGATCGCCAAGGCGGCCTTTCCACAGGTTCAAGTTGAGCAGTACCTAGACAAAGTCAACGAGTCAAAGCTTGCAATGACTCTGCTCAGCCAAGTCACAGAAGCGACTTATGATCCAGAGCGGTTGCAGCTGGCAGCCGAGTATCAGAACGAGATCAATATCAAACAACGTGAGTTTGACCAGATCTGGAGCAAGGCGCTTAATACGAAAGGCATACAGCAGCAGGAACTGAATCGCCTGCAGAATGAACTTAACGAGCGAAGCGCTAAGTACACCAAGGACTTGCAACAGCAGTACCAATACAAGTTGCAGCAACTGCAGTTGGATCGCCTACGCGCATCGCTTCAAGACTCGCTCAACCGAACCAAATCCTTAGGTGAATCCACACAAGACATCGAAACCCGCACACGCCGTGGACTCGAGGGAGTACGAGCTGAGCTGATCGACGCTGAGATCGCGAAGCGCGAGCTACGCCGTCGGCTCAACGAGGCACTCAAGAACGCCAACGGAGATCCTGGGTTGGAAGCCCAGGCCCGCTCAACCTTCAACAATGAGGCCGCTGCGATCGATGCCGAGGCCCTGGCCAAGATCGCAGCGAACAACCCGATCACCGGGCTGATGAGCCAGTGGAAGCGCGAGCTCACCGACACCAAGGCCATGGTGGCGAGCCTGGCGCAGACCATCCAGTCCGAGCTCGGCAGCGCCATGTCCAACGCCGTCAGCGGCGTGATCAACGGCACCATGACGGTGCAGGAAGCCTTCGGCCAGATGTTCGCCAACATCGGCCGGGCCTTCATCGAGATGGCGACGCAGATGATCGCCAAGGCGCTGATACTGCAGGTACTGGGGCTGTTCGCTGGCGGAGCTCCAGGCGGTGGTGGCGGTCTGAGCAAACTGTTTGGCGCCGGCGCACCCGCGGCAGTTGCCGGCGGCGGAATCTTCTCCGGTGCCGGACCCTTTCAATTCCGTGCCTCCGGCGGCCCCATCAGCGCCGGGCGCCCCTACATCGTCGGCGAGCGCGGCCCCGAGCTGGTCTTCCCCGGCGCCGACGGCTACGTCCTGCCAGCCGACCGCACGGCAGCTGCACTGGCGCAATCCCGCGCCGCCCTCGGGGGTGGGGGCAGCTCCGCGGCCAGCAGCAGCGCCTTCAGCGAGAACCGCGACGCGCTCAGTTCGGTCACATCCATGTCCCGAGAACGGCAAGTCGAACGCTGGCTCACGTCCGGTGCGGGCAGCACGGAGATCAAGTACAGCCGTGTTGGCTCTGGCGATCTGCCATTCGTGACCGAGCAGGACATGCTGCAGGCGACGAGGATTGCGGCGCAAGAAGGAGCCAAACTGGGTCAGCAGCGTACGTTGGCGGCCTTGCGTAACAATCCGGCTACACGCCGTTCAATCGGAGTGTGATCATGAGCGAGATCGCCATAGGGACATACATCAACTTTCAACTTTCAGAAGGCGTTGAAACAGGCTACGCATTTCAGAATTTTCACTCGCAACAAACCCGCCCGTACGAAGGGGTCGATTACGTGTACGCCGGCTTTGGCTTTAGTGGTACAAGCGTAGACCTGCAAGGCAGCAACATTCGGGCACAGCTAGTTTTCGCAGTCTCACAACTCATCCTCAACTTTGTCCAGCAAGCCGCAGATGACCGCTGGATCATCCGCATTCGTACTGTGTGGCTCGATCCGGACTCGCTAGAAGAAACATCGACGTTCATGGAAGAGACATACCAAATAACCGGTTTTCAGCATGATGGGATCCGACTTGCAATGGATCTTGGCAGTCCACTCGATGCTGTTTCAGGTCAATCACCGCGGCGTACACTGACTCAGTACCTTGTCGGCTCATTGCCGGCTACAGGCCAGATTTCGTTTGTGTGATGCTCAATCCGGGCGGCCACCAGATTGTTCTTTTGCCACAAGATCGCGATCTAATCGCAGTACTTGGCTGCACCGAGGCAGAATATCGCGCATTCGTAAAGCACTGCTATAAGCACAGCAGAATTGAGCCAGGGAAGCCGGTCAACTTCCTCATAATTCCATTCCTAATTCAGCTAGTAATTGGGATAGCTCTATCCGTAGTAGCAAGCCTTCTGTTTCGCCCGAAGCTGGCGGGCGGGCGGCCCGCCGAGATCCGGCAGAGCTCACTGCCCGGCCAGAACGTAGTCGGCCGCTCCGAGTACGCCCCCAAGGCCGGTTTCGACTCGCTACAGAACGTCGTAGAGATCGGTTCCACAATTCCACTGGTTTACGCCAAGCGCGAGACCATCGATGGTGTGACCTACGGCGGAGTGCGGGTTAACACCAACTTGCTCTGGAGCCAAATGCTGTCACTAGGTGGCAGCCAGATGCTGCGAGCCGTATTCCTGATCGCCGAGGGCGGAGTCGGCGCAATCGATCCCACCCAGTTCGCATTCGGCGATAACGTCCTCGGTGGTTACGATCTTGGCACTGCGAATGCCGCAAGTAGCCGCGTGACGTTCTACGTGTCGCGTGACGGTGGCCGACTCACCAATGCAGACTGGATCGCTGGTCGGTCTCCTGCAAATGACATCGGCAACGCCCAGAACAATGGTGGCACCGATGTGTTCCAGATTGTCGGACTGAATGGTGCTTGGGCTACCGACTTCTCCTACGCGTTCAAGCCCTCGACGCAGACGCAGTTCGGCGTCTATTCACTACTAGGCAACGGTCTCGCATTTCGCGTTAATCCAGCGCTGCGCCCCGCTGTACAAGTAAAGACCGAACCCTCGGGCAAACAAGATACACGACTCGTCTGCGAGCCTGACGGGGTCTCACAGGCTCAACGCGACAAGTACAACACACTCTTCGCAAGCCGCGGGGGTGTAACTGCCAAGAATGGAGTCGGCTTTAGCGGCACGACAACATTTGCGATAGGTGACACGATCGCCTACACCCTCGATTCCAGCAGCGAAGCAAACCGAGTCTTTATCGGTGTCCAATCAGGCCCATACCACCAAGAGACCTGTCGCGATGTCGCGCAAACGGTCTCCGGCCGCCAGCGTGGGTGGGACGATGCCCTGAGCGCCGGTGAGCTGTACCGGTTCGGCAGCGCGCTCTTCGTCTGCGAAGCCCGCAGCCCGAACGACGAAATCTTCGCCTCCGAGATCGATAACGAACCCATCGGCGGTGGCCAGTCCATGTCGTACACGCTGCGCTGCGTCAGAGCAGGCGTAGCTGTACTGAATGGCACAAGCGGAACACTAACAGCCACTAACACCTCTCATCTACTAAAAGTCGCCATCGCTGGCTTTGCCATCCCCCGCGCGGCCCAGATCGTCGAGATCGGCCTCCGCAGCAGCCTCGGGATCCGAATCAGCGGGCTGTGCAACTTCCGCGACTCGCTCAGCCAGACCGAGATCGATGGCAGGGCCTGTTCCTACTTCAACGGTCGGGTCTACGCCCCCGGTCAAAGCCTCGAACTCAGCACGTATCAATCCGGCTCATTCAGCGGCTCTGAAACGCGCTACGCCTTCTTCAAGATCGGCTACCGCATTGCCGGTAGCGACGCGGACTTCGTGTACCTCGACCAATGCTTTGGCGCCCGCAGCCTGACACAGCAGGCCGTCTACAACTACATCCGGCTGCAGATGCCATCTGTGCAGCGCTGGGAGTTCCGGATCGAGCCCGTGAGCGGCTGGGAGGTACGCAGCAACGTGAGCTTCGCCAGCGGCAGCCTGGAAGTCCTGGACGCCCGGATCAGCGGCATCCGCACCGTCAGTTCGGGTAGCGGTGCCAACATCGTCACCGTGGCCTACAGCGGCGAGCCTGTCGCGCGCACGCAAGACACCTTCGCGGTTGCGGCGACCAGGGATAAGGGGCTCGGCGTGGCCCTTGCCGACAGCGGGGACTACGCCGACGCCTGGGGCAAGCTCGCGGAGGCATTCGTCTTTGAAGAGGTCCAGAGCTCAGCGCGCAGCCCCGAGCACGAAGTGGTGTATGTGAACCTGCTAGCTGGTAATCCCAACGTACCGAACTACGACAATATCGCACTTGTGGGGGTGAACCTCCGCAGCAGCACTGAGTTCAGTCAGTTGAATCAACTGTCTGTTTACGTCAACGAAGGAATCAACAGTGTCCATACTTTTCCAGAAGTCTTTCAAGATCAGCTCACGAACACACGCTACGGCGTCGGTTCAATACTGAGTCCCGAACTGATTGACGGTGAAGCATTCGACTTCTGTGCTCAATGGACCCGCGACCGCCGCTACTTCTTCGACGGCGCAATCGCGCAGCCAATTAACTTGCGCCAGTGGGGCAGTCAGACAGCAGGCTACTTCCTACTGGATCTTGTCATACGCAATGGAAAGTTCTCGCTGCAGCCTGCGGTCTACTTCAATCAGCCTGAAACAATCACCGGCATGTACACCGCCGGCAACATCATCGAGGACTCGTTCGAATTCACCTACGCCGAGGTCGATCAACGCATCCCCAAACGCGTCTCAGTCAAGTGGCGCCAGGAAAAAGCCAGCGGGGACAGCACGACGAAAGGATTGTTCCCCGTCATCCGCGAGGTCACTGTCCGCGAAATCGGAACCCCCGAGAACGCACCACTCGAGAGCATCGATCTCTCTGACTTCGCTACCAGCGAAATCCACGCAATTGATGTAGCCAAGTACTTCTGCCGCGGGAGCCGACTGATCACGCACTCGGTGCGCTTCAAGACCGTTCCGACGCAGGCCGCCCTCGAGATCGGACGCTGTTTCAAGCTCGGGCTCGAGACGAGCGCTTACCTGCAGCCAAATAACGGGGCAATTGATAGCAAAGGGAAGGTGACAACGGTAGAACCGCTCGCTGACGGCGCCTACGAGGTACTGCTGTGGAACGGGTCTACAAGTGAAATCATCGAAACCGAGCTGAATGTAGTCAATCAAGCTACCAGTCAGTACACCAACGCAGTCTTCTGTGTCAAACAAGGCAGCACTGAAACGCGCGCCTACAAGGTGCAGTCGCTTGGGTTTGATGAAGACGGAAACATTCAAGTAGAAGCAGTCTACTTCCCACTAAACGAGCAAGACTTCAGTCTAATCACAATCGGCTGGGATGCTGAAACCAACTGGATAATTGAGGGACGTATCGGGACGAGCGAGAACACAGGTACGACCGTGAGCACGTTCACAGGCGTTCAAATAACAGGAAAAAACAGCACCATTGTTGGCGCTCCGTCGAGCTACAGCGCTCTGGTGAGTGGGGGCGCCGGGACCTACACCTACCTCTGGACTGGTTCCGGCGTGACGTTCGGAAGCCCAACTGCAGCGTCCACCACAGTCACGGCCACCAGTGCAGGGGTCCGCACAATTACGTGTACGGTGACGCGTGGTGCAACGACAATCGCGGCGACAAAGACAATTACGGCAATAGCATCAACCACTATTGGAACAATTGGCGCGGTGACACTCACAGGTAGCACCGCAGTGGCAATCAACACAGCGACTGCCTACACGGCGACGTATGTCAACAAGCCGGTTGCCACAACTGCTGGATCATTCACCGTCGGTCAGCAGTATCAAATAGTCACTGTTGGCACGACAAACTTCACAACGATCGGCGCCGCAAGCAACACGGTGGGTGTGGTCTTCACCGCAACTGCAGTGGGGTCAGGTACAGGGACCGCCGACTCGCTCGGTGCTGCTTTTGTCAACTGGACTTGGACCTCGAACACATCCGGTGCATCCGCGTCAATCACGAACTCCAACGCCCCGAGAGCGACAGTCACTTTCGATGTGGCCGGCACCTATACAGTGAGGTGCACGATCAGCTCGCCGACTGCTAGCGATAGCCCGCAGACGCAAACCCGCACAGTGACCGTGACATGACGAACTTCCCAGCGCTGGTCCCAACGTCACGCTCGGTTACGCAAGGTCAGTACCCGGTCAAGCGCTTCACCAGCATCGCAGGCACGGGCACGACGCGGGCCTACGGGAGTCAGCCATTCGGCGCCTCACTCGAGGTGGAATTCGGCAACGTGCCCGATCTGCAGGCTCTGGCCGTCGTCACCTGCTACGAGAGCGCACGAGGTAGTTACGCTTCACTCTCGCTTCCCATCACTATCTGGGACGGCATGGATGACTTGCTCCGAGAGCAGCTCGAACGTGATTACACATGGCGCTTCTCCGAGCAGCCGCGGATTACCTCGGTGCGTCCGGGCATCAGCAGCGTTACTGTGCGCCTGGAGGGTATGCGTGACGGCTGATGGCTGTTCTGACAGGAAGCAACGGAGAACTTCGCTATCAGGGGTTGCGAGTCGGCAAATGTCGCAACTTCTCGCTGGACATCAGTCGAGATGCCCTCGAGACGACCGCGATGGGTGTCTACGACAGGACGTACGTTGAAGGGCTGAGAGGTGCGACAGGCTCAGCAACGATTATCTACGACAGAGACAACGTCGCAACACGTGCAGTTCTAAACTCGATCTTCCGCAACGATGATGGTGCGCAGAACGTCGGTTTTGTCCTGAACACTGCTTCTGGCATCGAACTTAGTGTCGAAGCTCTCGTCACTAGCGTTAGTGCTCCTGTCAGCGTCGGTGAAGTGATCGCCTGCTCATTGAACTTCCAGGTCTCCGGCCCGATCGAAGGTGAGTTCTAATGGCGATTCTTGGTGTCGGAGGAAGGCTTCGGCTCAAGCGTGAAGCACCGGAACCGACCGTCCTCCGCCCCGGCAACGTCCACGTCGGCAGTCGGTCGATCTACATGCGCAACCCAGCGTTCTGGTCAGGCGACCAGATCACGCTGAGCTGCGCCAACGGGCTGCCCCTCGACACGAGCACGAATGGACCTGACTGCCCCGATGGGTTCTCGATGTTCTTCGGCGGCGACTGGACACTGGGGTCAAACCGCAGCCATGTCACCAGTGACACAGGCAATTTCTATAGTGCAACTGATACTATTCAGTTCTATATGCGGCCAGAAGAGTGTGGGCTAACTCAGACCGCAACATACTTTATTTACAGAGATCAACTGGATCGCATCAGCTTTTACACGACGCGCTCGGCTGCCCTGAACGGCCAAACAGCAAATCGGATACCACTCTTTAGGGTTGACTTCAACGCACTCATTGTCTCCGCTACGGGAACCGCCGAGTACGAAAGCGCGATTGCAACGTGCTCAACTGATATAGGCGACTACTACTTCAGTGATTCACAGGACGAAGTAACACTGGCCTCGATCTGTGACTTTGCCCCTGATTACACGAGCCCGCCCGCCTGGATCACCGAGTACGACAACGCGGATCTGACGCCGCGCTACTACATCAATGCAGGGGGGACCGGCGCACTGTGGATGATCCAGGCCGATCTGCAGAGCTGGTCACTCACGCTCAATGCCCCCGAGGTCGACACAACAGCAGTAGGCGAAAAGTTCGGTGATGCTGTAAAGAGCATTGTCAACGGAGGCGGGTCACTTGACTTCCTAGTTGATCGTAAAGATTTTACGACTGGTAGTGACTCGACCGGTCTAATGCAGCTGCTACTACTCACAGAAAAGGGCTGCAAAGCTGAAGCTGAGTTTTGGATGCTTGTTAACAGGCCCACGAACCAAGGCACCTTGTTGCCTGGCGATCTGTACTACACAGCAGAGATACTGGTGACATCATCAGCAATAAATGTCAGGCCCGATGAAATTATTGCTGGCTCTGCTGATTTTGTTACTGTCGGTGAAATCGCCCTGCGAATGGGGCCAAACTAGATTCGCCTGACGTCGCTAGTCTTGCTTCAGACTGCTGCGTTGTTGTTGTGGCGAAGATTGTCCGTGGTGGCCAAAGCGGCGCTGCCGATCACATCAATTCGTCCCAGGCAACCTTCCGTGCGCAGATCTCCGCCATCACTGACGCACTGCGCCAGATGGGCGGAAACCCCGAGATCGGCTCAGGGGCCCTCGTCAATGACCCACTGTCTGCGCCGTACGTTCTCTACGTCAATCCGTACACAGGTAAAGACACATTTGTAGGCGGTAGCTATAGCACGAGTGGTACTGCTACTGAGCGCATCGAACTGCAGCGCCTTGAATGCGGCTATTCAGAAGCACGCCCATTCAGAACAATTAACAGAGCTATTATTGAAGCAGGCATCATAACAGCCAAGAGTTTCTACACCCAGCCACTTACCAGCACCGATCTGGTCTCGATTATGCTGGCCCCGGGTGCCTGCACCCTACTTAATGGCACGGGTGCCGCATCAGTTACTGAATGGGCAAGCAATAAAAACCCCACCGACGCAGAACTGCAGCAGTTCAACCCCCAAGCAACGGGCGGGATCCTGCTGCCCCGCGGTGTCAGCCTCTGCTCGCTCGATCTGCGCAAGACCATCTTCCGGCCTGACGTGGTGCCGGCTGTGGCCGACGAAGCGTCGGACCGCTCGAACAGGCGCGAGATCTTCAAGGTCACCGGCACCGGTTACTACTACGGCTTCACCTTCATGGACAAGGCGGGAAGCACCGCCAGCCACCATCTGCTGAGCTGCTTTGGCTTTGCCAGCCAAGCCGAGCTCGACGAGTTCTACGCCAAGATCCGGCAAGCGTTCGGTGGCACGAATAACACCGGCGGCCTGAACCTCGCCTTTGCTGTTACAAACACCGCTGAGTACCAGATTGTTGGACCCGCACCAGCCGCGGGTTCACAAACGATCGCGACAGACACTACAGACTCAGCTTCCCCCTACATCTTCAACTGCTCTATTCGCTCCAAGTACGGCCTCTGCGGGATCTACGCAGACGGTGCTAAGCCAACAGGTTTCAAGAGCATCGTCACCGCCCAGTTCACTGGGGTCTCGAAGCAACGTGATCTGACCTGCTGGCAACGATACGTCAGTGGTAACTGGGCGAGCATGGAGCTCGACACCTACGCCACATACATCAGCACCAATCCCGACGATGTGCGTATGAACCCTGCGCGGCGGTCGTTCCACGTGCGCGCAGTCAATGGTGCGTTCATTCAGGAGGTCAGCGTTTTTGCTATCGGCCAAGGCGTCCACCACTGGGTCCAAGCAGGCGGCGAGATCATCAGCAACGGCGGATTCAGCAACTTCGGTGGGGTGGCCGGCCTCGCCGAGGGCTACCGCACCTCGAGCTTCCCGACGGATGTCGACTGGACGATCAATCGCATCAAAGTTGCGAACAATCTGACAGCAGTAAGCAACAACGTCAAACGCATTTATCTAGGCACGGTGACGGCTGTCACCAGTACCACCATCACGCTAGAAACCGCACTCGGGGATTCGCTGACTGTCCCTGGTGTTCCTGATCTGGTCGCACGCGACGGCTACACGCTGCGCCAGAACAGCTATGTGTGGGTCGAAAACCCGCTGGGCGATGACTGGCGCGCTCCCTTCACGAGCACGGCATGGAGCTCAGGAACCCCCGCGCAGCTGAACATCACGACAGCGCTGACTGATCCTAGTAGCGTTGCTGTCCCCATCACAAGTGGAGCTAGCGAAGCAATTGGTAAACGCGTTTATATCCGCCGTCTCGTTGACACTCGCACTCCTGCACAGCGACGCTACACGCTAAAGCTGAACAATACTAACCAGCTTGCCCGCACACCTGTTCGGGATTACGTGCTGCAGGTCAAAACAGGCGGGGCGCCTATCGTCAGTGAAATTCCGACCACCAGCGTACTTATTGTTAACAACACAGCCAACATTCGCCCGAACGGAGTCGCCTTCTCTGCTGAGATCACGTTGCGGCGGGGCAACTCCGCTGTTACCTGGGCAAGCGGCGTCAGCTACATGCAAGGTGAAACCGTCAAACGCAACAACAAACACTACACCTGCATCGAAGCCAATGCCGACGTAACTTTTGACGCCTTCAAGTGGCAGGAAAGCTACGTGCACATGGCCTCGGACTTTAACCCCGAGGACTTTTACAAGAACGAAGCACCAATTCTCACTTTCGACAACGACACTGACGGCGCTGACGCGTCCACCACGCTCGGCTATAACCTCACCACGCTGTGGAACACTGATGCCCTGGTGCAGGCGCAGTACCGGGCTGCCACCGACTACCGGGCGATCCACCTGTTGCTGACTGCCCTCGGTTTCAGCAGCGTGCAGGCCCACACCATCCTCATCCCCCGCGTTGAGGCATCCCGAGAGCTCAATCCAGCCACCAGTGGTGACATGGGCGGCTTTGTGCCGAATGGGGCAGCAAACGCGATCGGCAACTGGCCGATTCAGTTCCGCCGTCCGTCGTTCATGCAGCTGCTCACCCACAACTGGGCCTGGAGTGGTTTCTTGAACTACACCAAGAGCCTGCCGCAATACCAGCGACAGCTATCAGCGCAGAATAAGTTCACGTATTATTTTACGAATGCGGATGGTGGACGAGTCTATCCGACCGGATTTAACGAAGAAGGTTATCAAGTCACACCTCGTGGCATTGAAGATCTAGCAACAGGCCAGACCCTTACTGTTGAGAACCTCGGCTCAAACGATCTAACGCTGCCTGAACCTCAGACAGCATTCGATTCGCTGAGCGCCACCAATCTATCTGCGGGTGCAATTACTGTTTCTGGTGTTGCGACGTTGAACGGCAACACTGCACTGAACGGCAATGTGAGTATGAACAATACTGCGCGAGCATCACTTGCCGCCTCTACCACACAAGCCGGTCTTGTTGAACTAGCTACTGCGGCAGAAGCAGCCTCAGGTCAGTCGCAAACTGTAGCTGTAACACCGATCGGGTTGAGCCAGTGGGCAAACAGTAAGAAAGTCGCGTTTCGAACTACCGCCAACCAACGTGTCTACATCGGCACATGGGATGGTGTAGCTCCTGTAAGCTTTGACTCGACATATCGTAGCAACTACTGGCCTGCACCTTCGGGTGTTATCGATGGCAACGCTCCAGATGGAGTGACATTTAAGCCATTCGCAACTCTTGGTGATGCAGCGGCGTGGGCCAATGAGTATCTAGGAACAGAACAGCTGGCTCAATTAGTGATGAAGCCCGGCTTCTATCAAATTACTGACGTTGAGTTTAAGTGCAGAATTCAGATAAATGGTGCACATACCGGCACGACAGGAGCGCTTACAGGCGGCGAAATCGGGGACTACGACATTAGCAATCCCGGCAACAGCATAATGCTCTACAGCGTCCCATATATTCAATCGTACTACGCCCCCGGCTCCACAACACCTTACGTTGATTCTGGTAGCGGCATGCTGCTCTCCAACGGAGGGGATATTCGCCGCGTGCATTTTATTAGTGTTGACATGACACTCGGCGCGACACAAATTCCAGACAGCGCTTTCCCATATGGCTCCGCAGTACGCACAACAACTGTAAAAGCAGCGGCAGGAAATAGGATGAAAGAATGGGTCGCCGCTTTCATAGCCTACTACAGATCGTTTAACTCTACATACCCCATAACACCCGGCGGGATTGTGTGTTTTAGTAGAGGGTTAATTACCATTAAAAAAGGCGACAGTCTTTTGTGGGAGTGCACTTTAGGCGCAAGAGGCCCCTGGCAGTCACTGAATCCAGGTAGTGTGCCGGGAGTTGGATACATCACAGTCCAGGATGCCAGACTTACGATAGGGGGGCTACGACTACGAGGAAACGAATACTGGGATTTCACAAGTATTATCGTGGGTGCACCAAAAGTCTCAGGGTGGTGCGCTTCACTAATTTATTGCCTTGGGAATGTAAATTTAGCTTCATTTGGATCTTACACAGGCGATCTACCAAGTCCCGGCCTGAACTATAATCTCGACTCGAATAATGTTCACTTCGAGCGGACACACTACGGTTCAGATAGCCGCAACGGAGGGACTAATCCCGCTACTTCAATTGCGGCTGCGGCTGGTTCAACAGACCCAGGTAACCCGTGGGCGGCGGGCGAAGATGCTACCACTCGAACCGCCAGGGGGCCTCAGTTGTATTGCATGCTGTATGCACCACTTGGGGCGACAATAAACTTCCCATCTTATACTTTCTGGTCTCGTAATGGCACCGCAAATACGGCGTCGCGATCTGGCTTCAAGGGAAAGCTAGGCTCAATAGGCGTTACATACTTCGCTGGGATCACTCAACCACTTTTTACTCTGGCGTCAAAAGCCACGATCAAGTACTTGTATCAGTACGACACTACTCCTATTCAAGAAGCAGGAGTGGCTGACGGCGCCAACTGGACCACGGCGGCAACAGCTCTCGACTGGGGCGACACGGCCTATGTCACAGCAAATGTGAGCGTACAAACAAGCTTGAATCTTGCCGCGATCCGCAGTAAAGGTGGTATCTACTACAAAATAGGTACTACGATCCAAACCATTAACGGCAACAACGAACTGACCATCTAAGCATCATGACATCGATCATCCGCGCCCACCGCCACCCTTCCGGCTACATCGAGGTTTACCTCTCGTCCGAGCCCGACTTCCCGCAATACGCCAACCCCACCAGCGGCACTGGATGGCTGGATCGAGCACTCGCCCAGTGGCTCGCCGAAGGCCATGAGCTGACGCCACTCCCCGCGCCCGAGTAAGCGTTAACCAGCGCCATCGCTACATTGCGCCTAGCCGGTATGGCTACCCGAGAGCGGAGGTATTCCGATGGCGCTACAGCACATCCTCAAGAACTCCGCTGTCAGCGGCAAAGAACCAACTGCGTCGCAGCTAGCTAATGGCGAGATCGCCCTTAACTACCACGTTGACGGTCCATTCCTCACTTGTAAAGACACCAGCGGTGCGATAAGACGCATCACCGGTGTCTGGATCAGCGCCACATCCCCGAGCACACCTACACCCGGTGAATTCTGGCTCGACCTTTCAGTAACGCCAGCGCAGCTCAAGATCTACAAAGACACCACAGATACCTGGATTCAAACCTACACAGTTGCCATCGCATCAACCACAGTCTCCGGCATTGTCGAGCTCGCGACCGATGCTGAGACCATCACCGGTGCGGACGCACTTCGAGCTGTAACGCCAGCCTCGCTCCAGGCCAAGCTCAGCGATTCGACCGGCCTGGCCAACAGCGCGCGCATCGCCAGCAGTACAGCCGTCAAAAGCGCGTATGACTTAGCTGACGCAGCACTACCACGTACCGGTGGGACGATCACTGGAGCTGTTCAGTTCGCTCTCGGTGCTGCTGCTACACCCAGTATCACCTTCACCGGCGATACAAACACGGGGCTCTTCTCCCCGAGCGCGGACCAGCTGTCGGTCACGACGGGCGGTACTGAGCGGCTGCGCATTGACGCTGCTGGCCAGATTGAGGCTGTCAGCCTCGGCACTGCTGCGGCACCGGCGTGGAGCTTCGTAAGCGACCCCAACACCGGCCTCTACAGCCCCGGCGCCGACCTACTGGCTCTGAGCACCGCTGGTGCCGAACGCCTCCGCATCGACAGCTCCGGCCGGCTCTTAGTTGGCACGTCTACGACTCGTAGTGTTGGTTCCGTTACGCCCGCATTTCAGGTAGAGGGGACCAGTTTCAATACTGCGTCTATGCATTTAGCTATCAACGCAAATGATACTCAGCCTTCTTATTTAACATTTGCTAAAACCCGAGGAACAGCTCTTGGGCAAAATACTATTGTTCAATCCGGTGACAATCTCGGAATTATAAGGTTTTACGGAGCAGATGGTACAACTTTAGTTCATGGTGCATCTATTGTCGCCCTAGTAGACGGCACCCCCGGCGTTAACGACATGCCGGGCCGCCTGGTCTTCTCCACCACCGCCGATGGCGCGAGCACCCCGACGGAGAGGCTACGCATCGACAGCGCCGGCCGCGTGGGAATTGGGACGACTAGTCCTGCCACGCAGCTACATGTTTTGGGTACGGGCACACAAACATTTCGTATTTCAAATACATCCCTTGGTTCAAATGCGTCCCCAGAACTGACCCAAATTGTTTTTACCGGTTTTAATGACACAGTAAAAGCAAGCGTAGAAGCAGAAGATAAATCTCTTAATTTTACTGGTGGTTGGCTAAATCTAAAAACAACAGACAGCAGCGGGGTTCTTCAAACTGCATTGCATATTGATCGCGAACAGCGAGTCGGTATTGGGACGAGTAGTCCTGCGGCACGGCTCCACGTGTTTGGTGGTGCAGAAGGACTACGCGTAGAGACATCAGCCTCTAGCGAGGGTTACATTCGTTTTGTGAACACAAGCGGCTCAATGTCAATCGGCATGAGCGGATCAGTTGGAAACAACTTATTGATTTATGATCGAACTAACAATCAAGCTGTATATGCATACGCTGGAGGCGCTAGTGGCTATCATGGCTGGTCCACAAACAACATTGAACGCCTCCGCATCGACAGCGCTGGCCGCGTGGGGATTGGGACGAGTAGCCCTAGCCTTGGATTGCTGGAAGTATCAAGTACTAATGGCGTTACGCTAGCAATTAAAAATACATCAGGAACTGCAGTAGGCAATGAGTTTTGCCAGCTTACGTTTAACAACACAAGCAATAGTGCTACAAATTTTGAATCAGCAAAAATTAAAGCTATCTCCACAAACGGTGGATCTAACCTTGCTCATCTAACCTTTGAAAATAGCGGCACCGAGCGCCTCCGCATCGACAGCTCCGGCAACGTGGGGATTGGGACGACTACTGCTGGAGCTAGGCTGCAAGTTAATGCACCTACAACATCAAGGGTATATACATCCAGTGTTTTGGATTTTTCAAACATACATTTAGAAGGCATTACTGCAAGTACTACAACATCAGCATTAACGTTTAGTTCTGGTAATGGGGGTGGAGCTGCTGTAGCATTTAGCCGAGACAATGCTTTTGGGACATTTATTGGATTTTGGACCAATTCAGCCGCTAGCGCCAACGCTGCCACCGAACGCCTTCGCATCGACAACTCCGGCCGCGTAGGGATTGGGACGAGTAGTCCTGGCTACAAGCTTGAAGTATTTGGCACATCAAACGCAAACGAAATTCGCTCCAGCGATGGAACTACTATTGGCCAGTGGTATCAAGACAGTGGTGGAATTTCCATTTTTGGTACTGTTAGTAATCACCCGCTTGCGTTTAGAACCAACTCAAGCGAGCGAATGCGGATTGACAGCTCCGGCCGGCTGCTGGTGGGGACGAGTACTAGCATCAACAACTTGCTAGATGCAGCAGTTCAGATTGCTGGAACGAGCACCGACTCGTATTTGTCAGTTACGCGTTTTAGCTCTGTTGCAGGAGACCCTGCGGGTATTATTCTTGGACGATCCAAGTCTGCTACTAAAGGGGTTAATACCGCTGTTAGCAATGGGGATTATTTAGGCGCCATTAGCTTTTCTGGAGCAAATGGAACGTCATACACCCAGGCTGCATCTATTGGTGCAGAAGTTGACGGTGCTGTAACCGGTGGAGGCGCAGGCGACATGCCAGGTCGCCTGGTCTTCTCCACCACCGCCGACGGAGCGAGCAGTCCGAC